ATTCTGGCAAGCTCAGTCTGCCCAAGATTATTCAGAAAATTCACGGTGACAGCAGAATGTCCGTAATGATCCCCCTCGAGCTTCTCGAGTATGGAACTGTAATCGCCAACATACTGGCTAAGCAAGGAACCAGACTGAGTGTTGAAAAGCTCAAGATCGACAGACACTTGCTGATAGTCGGTTTCAAGAAGTGCAAGAAGCGCCTCAACCTGCAACGTGTAAGCGTCCACGTTAGACTGAACACCAACCATCTTTGAATTGATATCGGACAGGTGCGACGTGTAGTTGCTCGAAAGAACAGCAAACTGCTGACTGTAGTCTGACACGTGACTGTCCAAGACAGTACCTAGCGATCCTATTTGTGACAACACGTCACTTAAATAGGCAGCAAAATTCTGGTCAAGCTCGGCTAACTTGCTGTTGTAGTCGTTAATTAACGTGGTGACATTGGCGTCTTGCTCGGTGAACAATACACCTATCTTGGTAGAGTTATTAGTAGCGTTTGTCTCAAGATCGCCTAGTCTTAAGAGCATTTGATCCAAAGCTGTTTTCGCCACCTCAGAGTCAGCTACCACCTGGGACCGATTATCTGAAATCAAGGTCTCAATCTCGGTCATGTAATCGTCAAGATCAGCAAGATAGACGCCAGACTGAGCGTTTTGCTCTGCTGTCTGCGCATCAAACTGAACGTGCGAGCTATCAACCATTTGATTCATCGCGTTGAGGATCTGGTTGTACCTATACTGATTTGAACCTCTAGCCTCGTTAGCTGCTGTAGTGTAAGAATTACACAAGCTCAACAAAACCTGCTGCGGCCTTAAACCCTCCTTCTTCACGGAAAAGTAGTTTGTAGGAGGGACGGTTGTAGTATCCTGCCGGATGTTTGTTACCTCAAAACCTTGCGCAACAAGCCACCCCATCACGTTCTCTGGAACGTCGGTGACGGTTTGCGACGACCACCAAAGACCTGCATACGGATTGACTACCGGATCAAGCCAAAAACCACTCTGACCTGTAGGTATCTCTTGTATTGTTAAAAATTCGTTTGTGTCCTGATGAGTCACGGTCTATTCCTCCTAGCACTAAGCTGCTGCTGCCTTCGAATACATTTCAAAAACCGTCCATGCATTGGTTGCTGAGCAAAAGCATCTTACGCCCCTGCTTGCAGGAATGACAACGGCAGCATTGACGGCGAGCCCGTTTAGCGTTCCAGTTGTGGCGGGATACAGTCTTGCCGCAGTAGCACTGTTGTTAATCACATCCATAATGTCCCCAGGAGCACCAGTTGGAAGCTTTACCCCTTTTGCTGCACCGTCAGAAGTGATGAATGTTATGTTTGTTGACGCCAAAGCAGCTGCATCCGTGTGGACGCTTCCTGTAGCAGCAGTCGCTGTAGCTGTAACGCTAGCGTATGTAGCCCATGTCCCGTCACCTCTCATAAACTGCCTGGTGTTGTTGCTAAGCTTAGGCAACAGTCCGTGAGCAGAAGAAGTTGCGTTCAAATCAGTGTTGTCATCGCAAGCCGCAAAGTCGTCCAGTTTGATCGACTTGGCGTCATAAACGTACCGCGTGCTCCACAAGCTTCCAACAGTGATCTTTTGCGGAGAACCTAAATTGATCGAGTATAGAACATCAGTATTAGCAGCTGATACTGGAGGACTTAAAGCACTTACGTATGTGGCAAACGCTGTCCAAAACTCAGATTGCAAATTGGCAAGAGTGACGTTTTTGTTGACGCCACCGTCATTAACAATAAACAAATCGCCAGAGGACAATGTAGCAGACGACAAGCCTGCGATGTTTATAGAACCTGCCACTAAAGTGCTGACGTAGGTTGCAAGGGCTCCTACATCTAGCCTATAGCTGGTAGCACCTCTTCTCATGTACAGATTGTCGCCAGCCAGCACTGGGGTTACGGTTGATGCACCCCACAGCTTTTCTTCCACGTAAGACCAAATTGTTGAACTTGCAGTCTTCTTTGCTGTGCCACTTTGTACGGTATAAAACGTATCAGCGTCCACAAGCGTGCCCACTGACGTGAGTCCAGTGACATGCGTTTTGTAATCAATCCACAACTGCGTCTCAAGCTGCGTAAGCGAAGCCTTCCTCGCTGTTGCCCCCTCACCAACAAGAAATACATCCGTACCATCCAAAGTAGCGTCAGACAGTCCGGTGAGATTAAGGACGTTAGCCTGAATACCAGTGAGCACGAACGTTTGCAGTTGATCGATGGTAATGCTTTTTGTCACGCCACCTCGACCAACAGTGAGCTTGTCACCGGTTGTCGGCGTTACAGAAGCAGCTGACCAACCAGACGCAAGAGCGTAGGTGGACAACACATCAACATCCATCTTGTACTGCGTACCAGACCGGAACACCAGCAAGCCATCACCAGCAGCGGCTGGCGTTAAAGCAGACGCACTGTTCTGCGTACTAACAACGTATGTTGCTATGTTCGCGCCAGTGGCTGTCTTCCCGACAGCAGATCTTTGAAGCAAGAACACGTCTGTACCAAGGGCTGCGCCACCAATCGCCGCGTATGGTGTTGCAGTTACTGAAGCCCCCCACGGAGCTGACGTGATTGCAGATCCAACTCCATTCTGAATATACGTTCCGATGTTAAGGGCAGTAGCCTTCTTCGCAGTAGCTCCTCCTTGAGCGACATAGAACACATCTGCGTCAGCAAGAGTTCCGACAGAAACCAGTCCTGCGACGTAAGCAAGGTAGTCGGTGTATATCTTGTCCCGGATCCACTGTAACGTTGTCTTGGATGCTACTGAGCCACGGGCCAAAACAAATTGATCTGTGATGTTGAGCGGAGTCGAGGCAGTACTCAATCCGTCGATCTGCGAACCGAGAGCCACATCCGTAGAGTTGAGAAAAGTCTTGACGGTGGCGATATCAATCTGCTTTAGAACACCTCCGTCGTTGAAAACCAACTTGTCTCCATTGACGATTGTGGTCTCAGTAGGAAGAGCCTCGAGCTTGTCTACAACCCAGTTGAAGAAGTTCTGCGCCGTCAACTTCTTGGCAACACCTGACTGAAATGCGTTCAGCATGTCAGCGTCATTGAGCGTTGTGATCGTTGACACCGCAGCAGCCTGAAGCTGATCTACTGCGAATGCTGCAAGCAACGTAGCTGTCGCATGCTTTGATGTCGTTCCGTCTACATCAAGAAGCGGAATCTTTTCCGGACCTGACAGAGTGTCAGCCGCAAGTCCAGCGATCCAAGTCGAGAACGATACGTCTGGCATAATTTATCTCCACTGCCCTGAAGGCTCAATGACCGCGTTTGCACCTTCCCACGCCCAGCTGCCACTTGCAGCCGAAACAAGCAGGATCATGTATTTACCCCTAGCACGGGGATAGCTTCTATGGTTTACGCCAGCAGCCCAGGTTCCACTGCTATGCACGCCCGCTGGAGTAGTTCCAGCGATTAAAGCCTCAATAGCAGCCTTTGCATTGACGCTCACTTGTTCTGCGGTATCAGAAACCATAACCCTCCAGGTCACATTTACGCTTCCAGAGGCAATTATCCCGTGCAATTGGATTAGTCTACCATAACTGTTTCCATCGCCCATCAAAATAGGACCGATTGCAACATACGAACCTGAATGACCATTCTTAAACGGCCAGAAGCCCTGGCGAGTCGTATCGTACATCCACGAAACAGCAGCAGTCGGGATGTAAATGTAAACCCCATTCGTTCCGAGGTCATACTGCAACACCGTGTTCACGTCCGTAACCCCAGAAAGATGCTCTGGGATAACTTCGTTTGACAACGCTTGAAGTCCACTTCCGTCTGCCCCCACTGTGTACAATCCATCAGAAGATAGGAAGTAGTATCGGTCAAGCTCGTCACGGCACCATGCTTTTGCACCTACCATCCCAACTTTGCGAGAGATGTTTCGCATTCCCCCATCAGCCACAGGATCTCCCTGGATAGCCCAAAGAGAATTGCTTGTTGCAGCCAAAAGGTATGCGTCCTTGTGCGGTATCAATGACACAATGTCAGAACCGATTTCACCAGCTTCAGACAATTGCATAACGAACGGACGCATTGCATCACTAACATCTGAGCTTAGTGCCCAGTCGGTGTAATTGCCCTGCCTACTGGCGTAAATTAACTTTCCCGCAGGACGAATAAGCCTGTCTCTATACACGCATTGAGCAGGATGGCTTGCTGGAGCGTTTGGACCTGGGGTTACATAAACCGTGCCGCCACTATGGACAACTGAAGAATCCACACTGACAACGATTTGATTACCGCTACCGTCAGTAACTCGATTTCCGGCACTGTCCGTCAAATACTGAACCTGCGACGAAGGGACTGTCGACGCTGCTCCCTGCGACCACGAACCACCACGAAGGCGACCTTGGAAATCCTCGGCTCTACAATTTACAGACCAAGGGCAAAAATACTGATCCTGCCTTCCGACCGATTGCCGAAAGGACATACGTCTATTAACGCCTGATGGAAACAGTATCTCTTTTTTTGCCATGTCATTTCTTACGCCGAAGCTGGAAGACCTGCCACAGTTGTTCCGGTAATCGTTAAAGCCCGCCACGTAGTAGGAGAATCGCAAATCAAAGCCACAAACAAGTTGGCTGCAACTGCCGATCTAGCTGAAGCGCCGGGCGTTCCTCCATTGATAACAATAGTTGTGGGAGAACTTGTCCGAATGCCTCCGCCAGTAGCACCACCAGCAACGAAAACGATCCTTCCTGGCGTTGCAGGCGGAAGGATCAGGTTATTTCCTGAATTAACCCAGGTCGGAACGACAAGCTGAACCAGCCGATCGTCAGGAATTGCAACCCCTGCGGATGTAGCCGTCAGAGGAACAATCCCAGGACCACCAGACGAAAAAGCTCGCAGCAAGTCACTTAAAATGTTATGAGGTGACGACATGGCAAAGATCCTTTCAAAAATAGTTCATGGGGCGACTAGCCCCTAAGGGAAAAAACTAACACGATGCTAGTGTGTATCTTTAACTTCCGCGGTCAAAATGCTTCTCCTTAAAGTCTTGTCGCCAAATGTTGCCCAAGTGCTATTTGACCATTGACGCTAAGGTGAGCATTATCTCCGCTGCGAATCTCAAAACCATCCAAGTCAACCATTTCGCAATTTGGAATAATCGCTGCTGCTGCTGCTTGAGCTGTCCTTACTGTTGACGTGTAAGTTTCTGAAAGCTCATCATGCAAACGACACAACAACACTGGACTGATGGCTTGTTCATAACCAATCTCTGCTCGCAACTCACGAACAAAGTCAATTAAGTTTTGTTGATAATTATTTGCTGTTGTTAAATTCGTCGCGTCCTGTTCACCTTGATGCCACACAATCCCAAGTATGCTCGGGCGTCTACTTGCAGCCTGATGAACCCGCATTTGTCGCCACCAATTGCGACCCATTTGACCAAACAGCCTAGAAGTGTTGTTGTGGGTCATAGTGTTATCTAGTGGATCCCAGTGTCGAGTTGCGTTATACTCCAACCAAGAAGATCCAATAGCGTATTTATTTAACCACACTGAACCACCGGATGTATCAAGATATTCCTTGCATAGCACAGACTCCGCACCGATGTAGGCAGTAGGCTGAGTCTCACTGTCACCTAGCATGTGATTTCCCGTGTAACCGTTTTTTGCTGCTTGGTTATTCAATGCTTCAAAGCCTGTTCCAGCACCTTGGTTGGCGTTGAGTGCAGTCAAACCATGCCACACGTTTGCATTTCCAATTGCTCCGCGATACTCGACTGGAATGTTTGCATCCGATACACCACGATCCCCACGTCCAGCACTGTTGCTCTGGCCGTGCATTGAAATTGTTGGTGCAGGGGTGTAGCTAGAGAATAACGGAATAGATGCACCGTATCGAGTGTTAAGATAAGCATGAACTTCATCAAGCTCAGCAACGCTCAGAGCACGATTCCATACTAGACATTCCTGCCAGTCCATATTTAGACCGCGATACTGCGTACCAATCGAGGTAGCAACAGCACCACTACGGACAATTTGAGCATGTGCGTCATCAGCTTGAATGATACCGTTGACTAACGAAACTCTTGAACCCCAACCAATTCGAGCAATCCAGCAAGCATCAAGAGCTGCGTTGGTATTTAGGGTTGAGTCCGTGTTGTAAACCGCAAATCGGTTAGTTGATTCATAGCCTGCCCACAACCCATTATATCCGGCTGCACCAGTGTGCCCAAAATGACCCTGAGTAGAACCAAGCGTTCGCTGCCCGTAGGTGATGATTGTAACAGGCCACGAATGCAATGCCGCTACACTGCTAAGCCACGTTGACGCATTGCCAGTCAATCGAGCCTTCCCGTTTGCTGCTGTCCCTGGCGTTAAAACTCCAGCCTGCTGCGTCATCGTCCGACTATTTCCGCTCAAATCATTGAGTGAAATTGTCGGGCTAGTGCCAGTGTACTCGTCGGCTCTCCACCATCCCCAAATGTCGTCGAACGCTGATGATGTCGCAGTTCCACTGCCAGATAACGCACTCGGCACTCCGCCTGAAGAAATGGTAATCCCAACCCAAGAGCTTGGTGACTCGCAGATAGCAACAACCATCATGTTGGCTGCAATAGTCGCTAGCCCAAACTCGCCACCAATCGAAATTGCGTCAGGATCACTTGATTGCAAGTTTCCTCCGGTAGCGGCACCAACAATAATGACGATTTTCCCTGGGTCTGGAGCAGGGAGAATCAAAATGTTATTAACCGCATTCCAAGTCGGGATAACAATTTGAAGAAGTCGCTCTTCTAAAATTTTAGCGCCTGCTGCGGTGGCAGTTAGACGCACAACCCCAGGACCACCGGGCGAAAAAGCCTGTAGTGCGTCACTTAAAATGTTATGAGGCGCCGACATGAAATTTCTTTTTTTTGAAAAATCAATCTTTCATTGTAATCCCGACCACGCCCGCTGCATTGCCGGTGATTTTCAAAAAACTTGCGCCAATCAAAGCCGCAGGGAACGCATAGTTGTACCCTGCCGCCACGGTCGACGTAACGTCAGCATTCGAGCCGTCCCTGACTTGGGTGTAAACCCCATTGTCAGTCAAGCTAGCATACCAGTTCAATGTCGTCAGAGACGAACCCGCAGGGATATGCACCCTCCCAGTTTCGGAGCTACTGAAATCAATCACTGAACTCGCGGCAATCGAGGTTCCAATCGTCACCGCTGGAATATGAGCACTGTATCGTTGTGTTGTCACTGAATCTGTCCTCCAATTGTCAACCGTCCAATTCGCTGTTCTCGGCTACGGTAATCATAATCGAAAACGCCAAATTTACCATTCATTCCCCGAGGGGAATCTGGACCTAAGCCTGTTGGACTAGATCTATCTTGGTCATTTCTTATCGCAAGTGCAATCAATTCCAGGAATCTCTTCTCATGGACATGCTCTCTTTCCTCGTAATTGTGCTCAGCAGAAGCTAAACAAGCTTCCAAAATGACTTGGCTGAGCATTTCCCCCCCGACAGGGAAAAGGTTGGATTCACTAAGATCCACGGGACGAAGGATCATTGGGACTCGCAAAACATAGGCTGCGTCAGGAATAGGGTAAAACGCAAGTGTTTTTCTGCTTCCAACCGCAGGGTCAAACCTGTTAGTCCTCACCGAGTAAAAACAAGGGCGACTAAACTCTGGATTGTCAGCCTCAAGTTTGCGAATTGTTGTGTCGTGCCGATTACTCACTGATGGATACCACTGGTCCGGTCCAGGGTAATACACCAAGTCGCTGTCGTTTGCCACTGAGTCGAAGGAAACGTCCATTGCCACCTCTGGCATCGCCAGTTTGTAGGCTGCGCTACTGGCTTGGGTGACGCTGGTATTGTCAAGGGTGATCTGAGTATTGCTCCCGCGACTTGCAACCGAGTAGTACTTGCTACCCACCATCAGCACTCCGCTTGCTGCCCAGCTCGGGAATACCCCGCCTACGAGCGTAACAACACCTGCGGCAATGGTAATTGTCCCTGTTGCGTAAGGTGCCGTGGTAGTCACGTCAACCAACGGTCTGAAAAAGGACCACTCATGCGCTGCGTAAACTCGACTCAAGCCATCTCGAATGCAGTAATTGATTCTGGTCAACTGATCGGTAGCGAAGACCGTCCCAACCTCCGCGCCGAACAAGTAATGACCTACCCGCTCCCTGAGAGTAAGGTAACTGACTGGACCGCCGCCTGAAACGCTAGCCGCTGCCGCAAAGTCCACTTCGAAGTGGTACGTTGACCCGCCGTAGACAAACTCAACGTAAGCCGTGTAAGCCACGTTTGGCAAGTCGGCAAACTCATACTGGTACGTTCCTGTCGAAACTAGAGTCATCGACGTGTTGTCAGCGACCACAACTGCATCAGTGTCGTTGCGCTTGACTCCAAAAGTCCCTGTTGGATCCGATAATTTTGCTGACGTAACGTTTGTTGGAACGCCGTCAACCTTAAATGTTTTTCTTACAATACGCGACATAATTACTCCACAGTTATACTGCGATCCTCAACGACAATGTTCACAGTGCCGCCTCCACCACCTCCAGCCGCCATCGAAAGAGCAATCGTATCGAATCGGAATTGACCAGCACCGTTGGATTCGATCATGCTATCGAGCCTGCTAAGGGCCTGTGTCGCTGCCACCGCTGACGAAATTTCGTTTAAGGTAAACGTCAAGTTTGGTATCATCATATATGACGAGGTCGTGTCCGGCACAACTGACCATTGACCTGTTGTAGATCGTGTCCGAATCGTCGCGACTTTGGTTGAGCCTACATAGTCCTCGACAAGTGCAACTTGATCCTGCCCCGTTCCGCTGCGGATAAACACTAACTGCCCATTGTACGCATCGTCGCTTGATGAAGCGTTTGCGTTAAGCGTGATTGTCGTTGCGGTTGCTGCTTGGGCTAAACCTTCATTGACTGAGTTTCTCCCAGCATCGGCAAGGATAACAAACTCGCTCGTATTGTCTGGATTGACCCTCCAGTCACGGTCAACGGTTGCAACTTTGGTTGAGCCGTTGTACTGCAAAATTAATCGAGCCTGCCCTGCACCAGTGCCGGTTTCGATAAATATCAACCCTGGATCATAATCACCGTTAGTAGCACTTGCACCCGCATCGAGTTGAATCTGATTGTTGCCAGTTCCTGGTCCTTGTGCTGTTCCTGCTCTGACAATTACACTAGCCAACTGTCGTAATCTTCGCCCTGCCGAAGATGCTATGTTGTAAGTCGCGCCTGTTAGGATCGCATTCCAGACCGCATCGCGGTTCTGGTTGGCGGTTGGAATATCACTAACTGCTGCTGGGCTAGCTGGCAGGTTCGTGGTCTTGTCGCGGATCGCATCCAAGATACCGACTGTTGGATCGGTAGGCGTGGTGCCGCTGGTTGGTACGCCCAGTATCGACCTGATCGCGGTTCGCTCGTCTGCTGTCCAATCCGTGCCTGCGAACACGCTTGTAGGTATTTCGTAGCTTTGAAAGGTTGCAGTCGTTAGCGTTAAATCGACCCACCAAGTAGCAATCGGCGTAGTTCCTACCAATGCCAATAGGCGATACAGTCCGGCAGCAATGTCAGTGTATGCTGCACGATAAACACCCTTACGATTAGTCTGTTCAGTTGCCGTGACGCTTGCAACCTCTGTGTCGCTGCTAGGAGCGAAAAGCTTTGCCGTAATTGTTTGACTTGGAGCAGCAAAAAACTCAACCGTCTGGGTTGCCATCGATCATATCCTTTGCTGTCGCAATCTTGTTTGCCAACGGGAGAAGAACAGTCGCTGCTTGCAATGCGTTCGGAGAAGATTTAATCGCCGACTCAATGCATGCGAGCAATTGCTGTTGTTCGTCTTGTGTTATTTCAACGATCATAATTAGGTCAATACGTCAGGGATTTGAAGTTGAGCGACGAGTGCCGCTTGCTGCTGTGGAGACAACGCATCGAAAAGTTGAAGTGCATTCTTCTTCTTGTAATCCAAGAGCGAAGCGTAGTACGAATCGCATGCCGCTCGAAACACGCTGTCGGCATACTGCTGTTCGGTTAGCGACGGTCTTTGGTCGCCGCTGGGCTCTCCAAGGTTCGATGCATTCGTCGCATCGTTGGCAAGTTTCGTTGCATAGGCAAGACCCCACCGTTGCTCTTGAGATAACTTCGTTAGATCAACCATGATTACAGGCTCCTTAGTTGTTCAAGAGTTGTGTCCGTTGCCTCAATTTCCTCTTGCAATCGCAACACGTCCTCGAGGTTCCCCAATGCCGTAGCTGTTGCCAAGGCATTGTTGAGCGAGGCTAGCTTGTTTGCGACTAGAATAATTAGGTCGTTGATTGTCATACCAGCACCACAAGTTCCTGACTCACCGTCGAAATGTGCGACATAAGGTAGATCACGTCGTATTTATCGGTCCCGTCAATTGCCGCATACGCGGCCATACGCGAACCGAGTGCCGCTGTTCCTGCCTGAAGGAAGTCGGTCGGAGTGCATGGACTCAACACCCGATTCTTCGCATCGAAACGGAATATCTGGTTGACTGTTGAGGCCACATACTGATTGATATAAGAAAACCTTCCTTCTTGTCCATATGGCGAGTAGCATCCAGTGGAACCAGTTCCCATGCCACCCACGTTTCCATCGTAGGTGATTGCTCCTGTCCATGTTCCGGTAATTGAACCAGCAATGTCGAGCAAGTCTAAGGTGACAGTTGCACCTCCTCGGAAGAAGTAGTTAAACGAGTGCCTTGCATTGCGACCAACATCCGGTTGGATTCCGAAAGAAGGACACCACAAGCAACCAGCACCGTTCGCCGCCGGAGCAGCACCGAAGTAGGTTGTACTCCATGCGTCAGCCGCGATAGAGGTGGTCCCATTGTTTACGGTCGCATCGCCATAGTTGTAGGTGTAGGTCGTAGTGGCAGCGGTTGTTCGCAAAACAAGCAAATTTGGTTGCTCGATGACGAACTTTGCGGAGGTCGAGGGCGTTACGGTCCATGCCGTTCCGGTTGTATACACGGCTGACGGTCCCGCTGTATGCGATGCAATGATTCTCCGTTGTCCGACCGCTGTTGGGGTAGTCGTATCTTCGACAATTCGGATTTGAAAGTTCCGATACTCGTTAGCAACTACGGAAGCATCCCCACCCGTTGCCCTTCCTGTGATCGTTGAAGCACCCGAACCCGTTGCTAGAAGTGCAAAGCGGGTTCCACCTGCTGTGTCGGTGTCATGCCCACCTTTGATCATTCCCTCTCCAGGCTTGTTGTCGTATGGAACGTATTGCTCATCAAGAACAAGCATGGCAGAATCGGTCGATAGCGTTGCTGGCAAGTTGGTGATCGATTTGTTTGCTAGTGTATTCGTTGCCGGTTCAAAAGTTCGGAACGCACCTGCCGCAAGTGTTCCCGAATTCAGCATGAACAATTCACCACAAAGCAACTCGTATCGTGCGCCAGTTGCGGGAGTAAACGAAAACGCAACATCAACGTCGATAGCTGGCGTTGTTCCTGCACTGTTGCCAACAATCCAGCGTTCTTCGGTCTTTCCTGCCGTCGTGTCGATGATTCTCAATCGGAACCCAAGTTCACCGGCACCACCACGACCGGCAAGCATGTTAACACCGACCGCTGTGGGCAACGCCGTGGTCAACGTCACTCTTGTAGTTGTTGCTCCTGCTGCAATTGTTCCGACAACGCCAAGCGAGGGAGCAAAAGCAGACGTTGAACCCGCGCCGAACGTACCCGCTGTCAAAGGCGTAGGGACTGCCGACTGCCATGCTTTGGTAACCATGTTGAATCGATACAGAATTGCGTTGCTTATCAACTGATACACAAACGGATCGCGAGTTAAGTCGTTCCGCATGTCACAAGATGTTGACATTGCCGCAGTTCCAACGCTCGGGGCAGGTGGAACCTGAACCCACATTTGCCGGTCAATAACTTTCTTGAATGTATTTGCCATGTTATTTCCTAAGTGATTCGACTACGAACACAATCCGCCCACGCAGAAATGTTCGCGCCGTAAACTTGAATCCTGCCCTGAAGCGTATCAATCGTTGATAGGTTCGTTACCGTTGCGCACGTTGTTACCGTTGTCACCGTAGTCACAGTTGTCACCGTACCAACAGTTGTCACCGTTCCGCTTTCTATGATGCCAGTGACACGTTGTCGCTGTAGCGACTTATCAAAACCGAGGGGGGCCATAAGCATCGATAGGATGCGGCTCAACGTGTTGCGAGACTCCCCGTCTGCAACTGCCATATCATCAACAACATCGACCAACACCTGCAACACATCGTTTGAAGAATGCGTACTCGTATCAGCATCGAGCGTTAGTACATTGTTCGTAAACGATACCGCACCATTCGCTGAATCAGCAAAGTTGTAAATGATTGTGTTTCGTGTGACGTTTGTAACGAGAAGTACTTGATTGAGCGTATAGCTTCGACCAACAAACGTAATCGTACCTGCGCCCGCTGCACCTGGAGCAAAGACCGTCGAGCCTGCAATATCAACGCCGATTTGTTTTTTCATAGTGCAACTGCCATCGCGATTACGAACGCCTCCGAAACACCACCACCACCACCACCACCGCTAATCGTTTCGATTTTATCCCACAAAGCATTCTTAGTTGGGACTTGAAGCGAACCGTTCCAGCTTCCACCGTAAACCTCGTCCGACACTTCCAAGCTAGCAGCAGTAATTGGCGCGCCTGCTGAATCGTTTCCTAGCCGGAAGTTGATCGCAGTTCCATTCCGTTTTAACATTGGGAAGGATGCATTATCTAGCCCAAGAAACAAGCGATCAAACCCGTCCGAAGTTGCGTTTGTGATCCGCAACTGTCCTGCTGCTGGAGTGTACAACACAACTTGCGAGGTCGATGCAGTCGCATTGCTGCTATTGCTCAGGTTGAGTTGCGCGCCAATGAACGCACCACCTGTTTGAGCTTTGATGACACCCTGCGTCCCTGCTGAACCGCCAACGATTGCAACTGTTCGAGCAGTCCCAGTACCTAGCACCTCGGAACCGATTACGAACTGATTCGACTCCCACCCAAGTCTTGCGCGTTCGTAGTTGCTTGCGTCCGTGTAGGTGTTGTAAATACGGAATGTTTGCGATGTAGTTCCGCTGCGCTGTTCAATCGTACTGGTGTTACCGAAGACGGCTTGACCCGCGCTAAATTGAATCACACTTAGCCCGTTCGACATTAGATTGAGGTGATACCCGCCACCGGTCGTTCCGCCCAATGTTAAAACGCCGAGACTCGGGTTCATCGTGAAGCCTGCCCGTTCGAAGCCGCTCGAATTACACAAGGCTAGCCCAAACACCAAGTCCCCGTCTGTTACCGAAGCAATCTTGAATCGGTTTGTGTCCGCTTGATTGGTAACCGATACCGGGTTTGGAAACGAAAGCGTATTTCCAGTCGCCCCAGTTCCGAGTCCCTCAACGCCGATTGTTGCGGCTCCCGCTGTTGTCATTGTTGAGTACAGACGACGATAGTTGCTCGCGTCAGTGTATGTGCCGTATAGACTAAATCGTTGCGCGTTGGCTCCGTTTCGTTGCGCTAACGTGTTTGCAGCATCACGGTGGAGGAATGTATCTTGCGTGCCGTTGCCGTTCGAACCTCCCGCCCAACTTAGCCATCCATCGGACGGAAGCTGAAAACTCCCAGGCTTGAGCGTTGCCCTCGGAGTATGACCAACGCCAGCACTTGACAGTGCCCAAGTCGCTGTATCAACCTGAGCGAGATACGTCACCGCACCCGCTATCCCGTGGATGCGGGCGTTCTTATCAATGCGAAGCTTCGTCGCGCCTGCGATCTTGAGGTTAAGCAAGTTCGAATTTGGATCGCTCGCCGTATCGGTGACATCAATCGCAATGCCATCGAAGACGGTTAAAGCATTGTTCCAAGTTTTTGCAACGTCAAGTTCAAGGCCGAGGACTGTTCGAATAGAAGCAGCATTAGCAGCAGTCAATACAGAACGACCAGTTGCGCTGGAGTCTAGTATTTGAGTTGATAGCAATGCTGACAGTCCCATTAGTTAACCCTCGTCTTGTTGCTTATTTGCTGGAATGCTTCGGGTGTTATGTTCACGAATCCATTTCTCCGAGTCGCAGTTTGATGCTCGCCAATTCACGCCAGAGTTGCTCGCGATCTGACTCGCAGGCTTCGCAACGCTTTTTGAGGTCGTCGTAACCACGTTGGAAAATGGCAAACAAAAAGGCAACGCAACCGGCAAGCGAGGTGATGACAGCACCTCCGAAGATTACAAGTAATGACTCTTGGCTCATTTTGCACCAAACCCAATAATTGTTTACACCGCCAATTTAAGAAACGGGGCAGGCTTACCCTGCCCCTTACAGAAAAGAAAACCGAAGGAACTACTCGTACTGAGCGCAAGCCAGCCAGTCGATATTGATTGTCAACGCAGCATTACCGGCAATGTCCTTAATGCCGATGATCGGAGCGAGGAACGCATCGTCAGGAAACGTAACTGCATCAAGCTCAGATGCCGTCAATCTTGCAGGTGCCGATGCGGATCCAGCAAGCCTTCCGTTGACATAGAACTCCAGCGACTTCGGAGCTGCGCGATAGCGGAACCCAAGCTTGACGTAGGTGTTCGCTACTGCGGTGTGCAGTGCATTCAACTTCGTCTTGGTTGCACCGTCCTGGTAAGTAAACGTGTCAGCCTTGTAAGCTGCGTCAATGGCTGCTCCTTCAGCTGACAAATGATTAAACCCAACAAAATTCTTGTCCGCAAGAACACCATTGGAAGCTGCGTCCACAAAAAAACCATCGGTCGCAATCATATTGGCTTCTCCTAGACCAATACCGTACGACCACTTGGCAGCTGTGATTGCCGAAACGGACAAGCGGCATTCAAAAGCCAAATCATTGTTTGCAAGGAAGAAAGGCGCACTTGCCAATCCACCCCACTTGATAACAGCTTCATCGTTTACAGGACCATCAGCAGTTACTGCTAACGCCAAAACTCCCTTTTCGGTCGCCGTGTCAGCAGCCAAAGCGGCTGTACAACCAGCAGTGAGCAAATTCATGTACGGACCAACAAGCGACGTTGCATTGAACGTAAAGAAGTCGTCAAAAAAACCAAAAGCAGGATTGCCGGTTGGAGTCTGAAACGAACTTCCAGTGGGATTCATGTTCGCCGGGGAACCGAACCCTTTCCACAAACGAGGCGACAACAAGCGGGTCGAAATTTCATCAAAAAATGCGTCCATCTTACAGTTTCCTTTCAAGGAAGTTTTAGGAGTATCCCAGCCTTGGGTGGGCGTTTTCCCAGTTAAAAAATTGGCGGGCAAATTTTACGTCTGCCCGCCAGAGACGTTTTCGAAAACTACTGACACATTGTCAGCAAGCTTATGCAGTTTCGGTCACAGTCTGAGTGCAATAGCCACGGAAGTTTCCGCGACGGTTGAAGCAAACCATCTGAACCGAGTCATCCATGCAGCGAACGCGAACGTTACTCATTTCTGGGTGCTGGAATGCCTTTCGCTTTCGCATTTGACGACCAGCAGCGTAGTACGCCTTAAAGGTTGCCCAGTTGACTCCAAGAATGATACCATCAGTTCGTGCATTAACGCTGTTTTGGTTCGTCCACGCTGGAACCCAAGTCAACGGAACGCCGCGGACATAAACCGTTCCACTGCGAGCAGCCATGTCATCGCCAATGTTATCGTTGCCCAATTGCAGCAGACGACGACCAGCAGCCAAGACACTGTGAGTGGTTAACAGCTCCCAATCCGATCGCTTCTGATCAACAATGTCAGGTCGCTGAACAGGAGGCGTAAATTGGCAAAGATCCATCGACGCAATCGTCTTCTCGACAAAATCGCTTCGGCTCACGGTTGCGTATGGGAACGTCCGATTTCTCCACTGAGGATAAGTAGAGCAGGAAATGCCACCGACACCGTTTGCACCCCAACCAACTGGCTCAAATCCGTTAAATCCTTCAGGAGCGTTGTTTTCAGTCGTGCTGTCATTCGTCGCGGTGATCCACCACAACAAAGACGCAACCGAAAATGGCGACTGGGTCGGACCAACAGGACCAGGACCAAAGATCATATCCTCCATCCCCGCGTAGAACGAGGTCATGAGGTCTTGCTCCATCCCCTCGATGTAGTCGTAAATTTGACGACCACCCGAGCGGAAGATTTCCTCATCAATGTCGTAGTGGTAGTTGTTGGTGGTCAACGCCCATTTCAAGCTACCTTCATCAAGCGTGTTCACGCGAGTCGACGAATCACGGTGGTACAAACCAACAGTTTGAAAGTTATCGTTGGTGTTAACCTTGATCTTCCACTTGCACTGCGAGGTGCTCATCGTGTCTTTCTTCAGATTGCCCGAGAAAAGACGAGATGCGTATTTGTACTCTTGAAGCGGCAGAGACAAGTCCTGCGCTGCAAGTGTTTCTTCACCAGCAAACTTTTGTTGAATGCTGTTCACGAAATCATCAATTTGCTCAATCGATAGTGCCATTTGGCTGTTCCTTTATTTATTAAGACCGTTCCAGTTCTCGGTAGAGCCGATCAAATTCGTCGCGAGGGTTTTCTCGAGGAGGCAGGGGTTTTGTTGGACTCCCGCCCTGACGAAGCTGGTTCTGCTTGAAAACCTTCTGGGTCTGTTGTTTCAATTGTTTTTTACTCAACTCTTCTGAAAACACCATGTTGGCTACACGTTTAACCAACTGGTCACTAAGCTCAGTAGGACGACCTAGACGATCAAGACCAATCATGTGAGCCATTACAGCCACATGCACGTCTTTTCTCCGCTCGAGTTCCTGCGGCGACTCACTTCCAGTTTTACCGAACAATTCGGCGTGACCCAGAGAGTCAATGTAGCTATCGAAGCGTTCCTCCTCGGCTTTCGAGCTGGCTTGAGCAAAATGCGACTCCAATGCTTCTAGCCGAGATTCGTAATGATCACGCATACGCGAAAATTCATCAACAATCTCGTCGTCATAGAGTTCCTTGCTCAGCGAAATCTCAAACCTATTGCCGCTTTTGTTGGCAGCACTTGGAGCTTTGTCTTCCTCCTGCTGTTCTTGCTTTTTGACAAACTGACCCTTCTCGTTACGAGCAGAGCCTTCCTCGCTTTCAGACATTGCCTTTCGGCCAGTTTCAAGCGCCCTCTTGTCAAACAATCGCAAAAACTTCTCCATCTCCTCGCGATTAGAAAACTCAGCAAGTTCAGACTCACTGATTCCATACGCGGCAACCTCAGCCTTTACTTTGTCATCCACCCACTCAGGAATGGCTGACTCGTCGCTGGTATCCTCGCTTTGGCTTTCCACCTCAGCGGACTTACTGCCGGAAATATTCTCGGCTTGTTCGTTATCTACTGACTCAACGTCAGGACTACCTTTTCGTTCAGACTCAGCTTCTTTTGCAATCGTGTCTGCAAAAGCTGCAATGTCTTCGCTTGTCATGTTTTCGTTCAAATCGACGCTACTCATCTCCATATCCCCCGTCCATATCATGAAATCCGCGCATCTTCAGAAACTCATTTCGTGCGCGGCGACTTGTAAATTGCACTCGCCCGCTATTCCGCACAGCGGCTCCCTGAATGTTGTGCCTTCTGATCAGATCGCGAGTTTCCTCAACCTGACTTTTCATTACGCCACAACCTTCAGACACCAAAGGGTCGTGTTCCGTGTATGTGTTTGCAGCCATTGAAGGGCTTTCAAGCCAATCGCCCTTTCGAGGCATCAACTGGTCAAGCTCTTCAGCCGACACGAACTTTCCCTTGTACTTAAACTTCACTTCACTCATTGTCCCATCCCCTGCAACATCGAGTTTCTTTGCTGCGAATTGACTTGCGGATTGCCGCCCATCAGCGTTTGTATCAAAGCGTTATTTCGAGCCTGTTCTGTTCCACCGCCGCTAACATTCCGCCTTATCGTTTCTCTGCTCGTCACTGGAGATTGCCTGATGGTGTTCTCATCACCACCTAGCATCTCGGCTGGGTTTGCAAACGTAATAAATCGCTTGAACTCAGGTCTGTTTTTGAGTCTCGCTATTTCGTCAACAATGGCTTCGGCATCAATCGAAGCTCCTGACGCCTGGAACATAGGCCAGAGCGGGGCAATCTCGCGAAGCACCTGAAACAACTCCTGAAGCTTCTGCTCTGGAGTTTTGAACACCATCGAATACGGCTCGACTCGAAAGTCGTAATCCTCAAATTCGCCTTCCCGATAATCTGGCGTCCAATCGGAATCAACAACAATATTTGTGTTGTCCACTTGCATTGAAGTTTTAAGTTCAAGCGTTGTGTCCTCCCACATTAACCTCCCAAGATCAAGAATGCACTCGGATGCGAACGATACAACAGCCATTCGCATGTCGGCAACATTCTTGGAAACGTTTCCATGGATCAGCTCTTCCTGCCCAAGAGTCGATGCTTGAGAACCCAAGCCACCCATCGCTTGAAGGTTCCCAGCAAATCTGTCGTACTCTCCTTGGAGGAACGTAGCGAGAGCCATGTCTCTTTGGTCGATGCCACCACTCTGGAACTGCTTAATCTGGTCAGGGCTTCGTCCTCTGTACCATCCGTTCCTCTCAGCAGTTCTCAATCGTTCTGCATCATCTTCCATTCCCGGAGGATAGACGTTAACAACGCGATGAGCGTCCGAATCATCCTCCATTCGCCTATGAAGGCGGTTCTGAAGATCATGCATGCCTTTCAGATTGATAGCTGGCGACGTTGGGATAATGTTGTCTGGCGTATCACCAAGCGACAAGAACTTGTAAGGTCCAGCTTGAGAACCAGTCCAATTTCGCTCAATAAGTGGTGGCAAGTTTTGTTGATCGCATGCCATTGTCACAATGGAGTTGTTTTCGGCAATCCATATGTCTTGAAGCCAAACCATATCCTTCAGATCGTCGTCTTGAGCACTTCCCCAGTCGGACGCGATGTCTCGAGCAGCACCTACTGAATCTTGATGCTGACGTTGTGTCGGAACGAGCTTGTCCTTAACCTTTTTATTGTACCCTGGCTCATCCATTATCTTTTCGTAGTCGGCACGGTAGCGATGCCCGCAATACCGCATCTTGCTCAGCTCTTTAGCTGGCATGTCAAGAATCAGGTCATCGAGAGACACACGGTTAAACCACGGCTCACCCGGATCAAGCCACACGTCTTCCTCTGACTCGAGCAAACCATGAAATCGCGTATCTGTGTCTCGCATCATGACAACGCCACAACCAAGACAGAAAAATGCGTCCATGACAATGGATCTGAACGTCTTGTCTAAAGACATGTCGCCAATCAACTTGGTCAGGTTGACTTCGAACCGCCTAGCGAAGGGGATCTTGTCTGCTCTCGAAGTAGAAACCAACACCATAGGGTTGTTGGCAGCGAGAGCCACCGTGTAGATACGGGCTGTCTGGTTAATAAGGTTAACCAGCGTTTTGTTCTCAGCACCAGACTCAGCGTACCAAGAACCAACGTAATCTTTGATCAGTTCTTTTCTGACACGACGAAACGGCTCTAGAGCATCTCGCGAAGAGCGAATTGCCTTATAAAGCCTGTCTCGTTTTTTTGGATCTTCTAAGTCAAACATCCACAGTCGAAATGGTTACGTCCAGTAATCCTATCTCGACTGGGTTTTAGCTCCAGCCTTTCATCAAACCAACTGACAACGTATCAGATGGATTTCTTGGCAGAAGAGGGCGGCTTAGTTCCTTCAAGAACCGCCCTCGTCTGCGCAAGATTTAACGCTGATTGCGAAAAATGCAACGCCTTTTGGGCGTCAGGCTGAGCCTTCACTTGATCTGCCAATTTTCCAATTGCTAAGTCAATTTTTTCGTACAGCTCTTGTTCCACTTTTTACCAACCCTTCAGGTTTTATCCTTGAACATTATGGCTAAGATATCTTCTAGTCTCGCAAAACATCCCGTATTCCGTATCTCGGACTACTGGGTTTAATTCCACGTCGCTCCTGTTTCTCTCGCCAAAGAAAACTCCCATACTCTGGATTCTGACCGTTTTCTGTGTCGCTGTCAACTTTTACATTTAAATTATCTGTTGCAAACACTAACCAGGAGCCAGCTGCTGATATTGCGCGGTCTCCGTGATTCTTATCTGTAGCACCTTTGTTTTTAGTGGGAGCATGTACAATTTTAGCTCCGTCCCACTCATATTCTCCGCACTCAGCGATCATTTCGGCAGACCTTGGAATGTATCGCTTTTGCTCCATAGCGAGAGCAAACTGCTCAAACATATCTGCCTTGTCTACATCTCGACACGGAAATCCAGCCTTGCGACTTTTCTTCTGAGAGCCTAGCTGCAACACATCGCGATAAAATACGTTCCCATAATTGCAAACCTCAACTACTTCTTTGGCAAAACCTCCAGACACGCCAGAATCTTCCCAACCTAGAAGTGCTTTTCGCATCCACAGCGACAAACCAACGGCTATTCTTGCAAATGGACGAGGTTCCAAACCTTTGATGGTGTATTCCAGCACTTGTTCGCCAGTTCGATTGTCGATTCCCGAGGCTACGGAGTTGGACGAATATGCACCAACACCTCCTGACGCAATGTCACAAGCGATCGTAAAGGGACCGAGAGGAGCGCTGTTATCAATCCCTGGCTTAAACCACAAAGCAAGCGGTCCATCGTCCTTTGGGATGAGTCCCTTTAGTTCCAGCGTCTCTTGGTCAAACACGGGAGTTCCTCGCCACACCGGCTTCTGAGAGTTCTCTCGCTTCATCCTATCCAGCAAGTCGGGAGCAAATACCTTACCCGCAGAACCTTTGGCGTCCATGTCGAGTTCTCGAGCAATGTACCTTGGGGTCGATCCAGGTACAAGGCAGTGCGAGTCGTACCAAGGCGATCTCACCTTGCCTTCGATTTTATGCCCCTTCCTTTCGATTGCACGAAGTTCCTTTTCGTGCGACTTGACATACTTGTCAACTTCCTCCTGATCCTCTGGCTTTACAGCCGACACTACGCCATCCTGCTTGACGTAAGCCAGCTTGGAATGCTCAGGGTTATCTTTCCAATCGAGAGAGTACACTCGCGGATTGTCTGGATCTGTAGCCGACTCGTAAAACACACCCGTATCGGCGCCGAAAGTCGAGCAAAGAAAAACGCAGTTCGTCACATGCGCCACGCTGCTCATGATTTTGTAATCGATGCCACCCGATATAAACTCTTCTGAGCCAACTTCGTCAAACGCGAACAGCGTCGTTCTACCTCCACGGGCAACGTCGGCAGTGGCAGAAAAACCAATCCACACAGCATCTGTTTTTGGTATTCGAATCGTATGGTCTGTGATGTTTCGATCGTAACCGTCGAGCATCCACAGCGGCAGCTTGTCGAGCATCATCGACAGCTTGTTCATAACAGCCGATGGATCCTTGGAGTCCATCATCTTTTCGTTTCGAGTTACAAGACCCGAGGAGAATCCTTTCTCGATTAACGCGCGACGAATCTGAACTCCCAGATACGTGTACGTCCCTCCTTGAGCCCGGCTTTTCTTCACTGTCACCGAGACAGGATGTTCTTTATCCATCGCCTCGGTGATTGCATCATCCATAGCCATGATCACCGTCTCTTGGTGCTCCCAAGGTACGAACGGCTTCATTTTGATCTTGGCTCGAGGTTCATGCACCCATAAAGCAAACGCGAAGAAAAACAGAGGATCGTCTTCACACGCCTGGAGCAGAGCACTCCTAAATCGTTCGTCTATCAATGCTCGTTCTCGACAACGAATACGCCATTGCAAGTTTTCCGCAATGTTCTTTGGCGCTAAGTCGTAAAACTGTGACGGCATATTTGCTGTTAAAAGTAAAAAAGGTCACGCAACTTGATGCTGCGCGACCCCAGGAGATTTGCTCTGAGAGAGCAGCATTAATATATCTGCAAATGACAACGTGTCAAATACAGATCATTTCCTTTCAAGAGCTTCCCTCATACTCATCGTTTTCAGTCTAGCCCTCAAGGTCGATTCCTTGATTCCATGCGAGGTAGCCCACTCCTTCAGCGTCATTTTCTTTCCGGCGTGATAAATGCCGCACATTCCACAGGATGACGTGTGTCCGCTTTGCAAGTGATCCAGCCTTACTTCAGCTTGGTCGCCGCATGTGCAATCGCAACGAAACTTTCGCTTCCCTGACGACTCCACCTCGCAAATCACCTTCAAGTTCCCGTAAACCGTTCCAGGCTTCACTTCTATCCTTCTCATTAACCAAACCTATCCTCGCCAGAAAACCACATCAATGCACACATTGTAGCAACATAGACCCAATTACACAACAAAGTGCCATTTAGGCGACTACCCTACTTGACACAGTTACGGCCGTAACCTAGCATTGCCAACGTTGTTTCGTTTGTTTTTACTCGCAAGGGAGATTTGCAATGACCGTAGCGGCTTATGTTCGAGTTAGCACAGCTTCACAGAATGAGGCTAGTCAGAAGCGTGAGATTACCAAGTGGTTGTCTGGAAACGGCATCAACGCCAACCAAGTGCTGTGGTACGTTGACAAGGAGAGCGGAGAGACGCTTAAGAGAGCCGAGTTCGAACAGCTTCAGCGAGATATTTTCAACGGCGTCATCAAAACTGTCGTCGTGTACAAGATTGATCGCCTCTCGAGATCACTAAAGGATGGGATCGATACGCTGTGTACGTGGTGTCAGAACGGGATCCGCGTTGTCTCAACCTCGCAACAAATCGATTTCACAGGCGCAATGGGACAACTGGTTGCGGCAGTGTTGTTTGCCGTTGCGCAGTTTGAAACTGAGACCAGAAGAGACAGGCAAGCAGCTGGAATCGCGGCAGCAAAGGAGAAAGGAACTTATCGAGGAAGAGCACCAGGAGCTACCAAAGCTGGAGTTAACCCCTCTCGCGCTGCGGAACTTCGAGAGAAGGGACTCACGCATCAGGAAGTTGCGAAAACGCTAGGAGTGAGTCTGAGAACAGCATTCAGGTACTCCCAACTGCCATCGAGTCAGACATAGGCGCACCCCAGGCCCATATAAGGTATGCAATCTCGCTCGTTGCCGGAAATTACGGGTTTTTCCCGTAATACTGACCAGCGAGCGTATTCGGGAGAGTTAAGAGGCGAGCAGCCTGCACTGCTTTCTCGCCGTTCCCTCTCCCAGCGTCCACTCACCGTCAGCCTGTTGCTCCTGTACGACCCTTGAGGTTAAGAGCCTCTCCACGCCGCAGGGCGCTTTGCCGACTCAATCCCATGCACTTTGGCGGTCTTCCACAGATCGGACAACTTGCTCAAACGATTGCACGCACAAGCACTGGCTACCCAGCATTAAACTCATGCAATATACGTGCTCCCCCTCTGATGTGGATTGAGGGAGAGCGGGTCGACAAAGCATCGGACCCTTGAGCAGAAGCGTTAAAAACGCGATTAACCTAAGCCTTGTCTTGCTGAATCCACTCAGCTTTCCAAATACTAATCCCGCTAATTGCTGTCGTCAACAACGCTTGCGAGCATTTTGCGGAAATCCTTAGATTCAACTAGCACAGCCTTGGCTAGACTTTCGAGTGATTCGATAGCCCTTACCTTGACTTCTCGCTCGGTTTCAGCGAGACGAGCCTGTTGGTGCTTCTCGGAAAACGACTCAATAAGTCTAGCAGCATCCAAATGGAATCTTGCCTTTAATGACTCCTCGCCCTTTTCGCCTGCTCGCCAACTGACATTGTGTCGAACCTTTTTCGCCTGCTCTCTGTGCCATTCGGCAAGCATCTCAGCATTCATCATTTACTTCTCCTGACAGACTGTCAGTCTTTGTTTGCTTCCGCGTAAAGAGCCAAAAAATCCTCTGGAAGCACTTCTGACTTGACACCATTTTTAGTCCAATGATCAAACAAAATCAACGATAACCGATTGACCAAAGCGATAATTGCTTTGTCGTATCCGAGTTCTCGGACATCCGAACGCACAAGCGTTGAAAACAGCTCGCGATCGCTCCTGCTCTCCATAAACGCTTGGTAAGCCATTTGCTTGATAGTCATTGCGGCTGGCATTGTAACTCTCCATAGCTAAATTACGGTCATCCCATCAATGCCGGCATTATAGTCTTTCCAGCACGCATGCCCTTCTTTAACGAGCGTCTCGCAAACCCATTGACTACTTTGAGGAGACTGGATATCGGCAAGATATCTACCGTATTTTTCTCTTTTGTCTTTGAGTGTTCTTACGTTGCAGATTGTTGCAACCGGGAGAAGCTCCATAAGCCTAAGTTTAGCAGCCTTTCCCTCTTCTGTGTTCATTTCAGGAGCGTTAATCCAGGCGAGACGAAACCTCAATTTGATTGAAATATCAAAACCGAGGTCAACTTGAGCATCCACCGTATCGCCGTCAACAACCTTTATTATGGAACAGGAATACTCGTACATTACCCAATCCTTTCTGCACCGATGATGTCTCCACCCTCTCCATCAAACACGCTCATTATGCGTAATCGCCTCCATGCCAAAACGTTACTTTTTGAACATTGCCCTTGTCGTCTCTATCAACAATCCAATGGTTGTTGAACTTTTCCCACCAAAACGTCAAATCATACTTGCTGTCGTCGTAGTAACGACACACAAAATCTGACTTAAACTTTGAATGCACGTTTTCGAAAAGAGTTGAGGTGATCAACTTATACACTGGGAAGTTTTCGCTCAACAGCTTGCACAACCGGGTGTAATTCGACCCTCGAATAACGCCAGCTTCGACGAGGACAATGTTTTGTTTTAGAGCGGCATCATCAAATGCTCGCAATATGCTCTCAGTGGTGGTTTCCGTCCATGGTTCGTCGGGATATGGCACATCAACGCAAAAACCGCTACATATCTCGCCATCTCTGGACAGGTGATGCCGCAGCACTTGCCAAGCAATTGACGAGTAATCTGACGAAACGCCAACCAGTGTTGTGTTTAGAGCATCAAGACCCGCATTGGCTAAAAGCAATGCCATATGATTTATAATTTGATGTTCGATAGTTGGATCGATTATCAGCTCTTTTCGCGTCTGCTTCTTACTCACTCCGTCACCTCCACGCCAAAATGCGAACCGTCATCAAATACCTTTTCGTTGAAACTATCACTCCAACCGTGTGCTCCGTGAAATTTGTCTGAATAACAACAAGGTGGATTAAAATCGTTTGGATCTTCTTTCCATCGCCACCATCGATCCCGATGCGGCTTGAACTCCTCAGCATTGGCAAATTGTCGATATTGCTTCGGCTTCTCGATCTTGCGTAACACAACAGCCCATCCGGTACTTGGATGAGGGCCTTCCCATGCTTCAACGGATCGATCAATCAGCAACCTGTATTCACCAGCTACTACGACACCAATCCGCACCAACTCCCATCCTTCTGGTACGCCTGGGATGCCTCGAAAACCTTGCTCGTTGCTCATTTCTTCCTCCACATCGCATAAGAAATCAAACCACCACCAGCCACCGCGAACGGAACCCACCAGGGTATGGCGGATTCCACTAGGTAGCGAAATTCGAATAAGCTCATTGGTTTTCCTTTGCAATTCGGAATATCGTGAATTCAACATATCACCGTGATATGCGGAGTTCCGCATACTATTTGTTATGTTGACCTATGTAGATACTTTTCTCTTAGGCCATAGCTACTCTTGCTGGTCTTGTCTTTGTAGTTGCCTTCGTGGTCGCGATACATTTGCACATCCGGCACGAACGTGTAAACAAATCCTCCATCGCTGTAGTCAACATCTACTACAGTGCCCTCAACACCTACAGCCAGATTTTTCTCTGATCCCGACCAGCCACCTTCGCATTTGATTTTCTTGACAATGATAGCACGCTCCCCTTTTTTGATTGGAGAAAATCGCATTAGCAGTGCCTCGCTCTGTTCGACCAGTTTGACTAGGTAATAGTCCAATGGACCCCTAGCGAAAATCTCCTGAGCTTGCTGAATATGCTTCACTCCAGCCTTCATTCTCTCGACGAAATCCGGCAACATAACAACGGATTCCACCGAAGCCTCATTAACGTCTGTTTTCATGGTTTACCTTTCTTATTCGGCTCGGTGAATCCGAGCGTTATCGTGACAAAACCTCTACCGCATCTTTCGCCTCGTCGTGGAGTCGCTCTCGCCACGCATCCGCTACTTCATTCTTAAACTGCTGTGGAGACCAACCAGACTCAATCGCGAGCGTTACCGCTTCCCAAACTGCATCTTCTACCTTAGATGGCGTCCGAACTCCCATTCGCAATCCAGAACCGTCAAACCCTAAACTCAAGCCTAGTGGTTTCATAAATACACCTTTGCACGATAACAAATCGGTAAACCGAAGTCGCCGGTCACCTAGTTCTCAAGCCCAAGTCTCTTGGCGGCGACTCGGTTACCGCTGGCGTTCATTTGAGCTTTATGCAGTCGTTGCACACAAAACTTGACTGTTTTCTGGTCTTACCGTTATCACACAACAAAACGTGCTGCTCTCTTACTTTTGTGCGTTCCTGCGGAAACTTCCAACGTTTGCATCTTGGGCATTGTCGCTGGCAAAGATGATGAATGCTCGTCATGTCATGAGCCCATTGATGCCACTGCAAATAACCATCTGGCGGCATCGAATCAATTGCGTAGCACGGTCCTGGCTTCATCCCCATTTTCCACCAAATGAACAATTGATTGGACCGAAGCCGCGTTCGATCCGTTTTCTGATGGTTAATCGACCGACGCGGCTCGGTCAATCAAAGCGTTACTCCGCCACATCGCACGAAAACAGATTCGGTGCCTGTCCACCCCAGAACTCTTTCGTGTCCAAACGCTCCATGTCGTCGCGAGTCGATCGCACGCGACAGTAGGGAGCTGTCACGACGACAATTCCTCTCGAGTTGTAGTGTCGCATAATCACTCCAGCGTGATTTCTCCACGGCCACTCTGACCCATTGCCCAACAGCTTCCAACCGCAATTGTGCATCCTTCCATCAGACTCATCCCGCTTCCACAATATCGCCTGAGTCAAAACCAAGTCTCCCTTGTTGTCAAATACGCGATTGATCTCAATACAATCAACTTCATACTCGTGCGTTTCTGGCATCAAAGGAGACCCTAAAAAAGAAAGTAGCGCGGCAAGCATCATGCTTTTCCTGTAACAAAAAGGACCGTGTTTTTGTTTCAATCCCGATCGGTAAACCCGACTACCAAATTCGCCCGCAAACGTCATTTCGTTACCGAGCGGGTTGCATATTTAGGAAGTGTCGGGTGTTTGTGAAAAGTCCCTACAAAATGGATCAGGCAGGATTTGCACCTGCTAACCGTAGCGTAAAAGGCTATCGGGATTCGTCACTGGCTTTACCGCGAATCGAGTCAGTCCTTATTTACCACTTGTGCCGTTGGTGTTCCGCTAAGACCCGTTATCGAACACAGTAGTAGCATGTCACTGTCCATGCCGCTGATCCGTAAATGCGGCACTCTGTCCGCCCGTCACGCACACCCTGGTCGGGCCGACGCTGCTAGTACGTTTCGCTCGTTCTTCTATCCTCGAACAGGATGCCAGTACGTCAGCTGTATCGTCATACAACCTTCTAGCAACGGGCACCAATTTTTCAGATGCCAATGGATCAGGCAGGATTTGCACCTGCTCGCCGGAGTCAGCAGTAGCCGTCGCCACAAGGGCATGAAGCCAATACTCCTGCGTGTACCCACCACGCCGCTGATCCATAAAATCCCCATCGGTAAAATCGAAAATTTCCGCCCATTCTCAGGACGACGAATATTTTACCCGCATTGCCCCGGTGACGCAAGAGCATTACCAATTATCTCCATCTGTTCCAAGTTCAGAGGTGCCACCGAGGAGATTTGCGTTGCGAGATTTTAAGCCGCGATGGGTAGTTTTTCTCGATGGGGAAGAAGTGTCGGTGAGGTAACCCGATTGCCGCATTTCCATCAGCACCGAAAGCTTGCAGCTATGGCAATACTTGTAGCCCACCACCGCAGAAAGCCTACCGCACTTATCGCACGGCCGCATTTGTCGTTCCGGCCTCTTGCCCATTGTCATATCTCCACTGACAACCTGTCAGCTAAAGTGGCAACGTTGCCACAAGCTGTACAAATCACCTCCAAAGATTACTACCTGGAGGTAATTTGCACCACCAATTTGAAATTCTACCTCTCCCTAGGCCACTCAAAGCACTGCGACAAACTACGTACAATTAACTCAACAGTTCCCCCAGCTTCAAGGTACGCAATAGCCGCAGCTTGCAATTCCCCCTCAGCCCTCTCAAGCTCTTCGCCAGCCTTTATGCCGTCCTTGTCGTACCTCTCGGTCTGACACTTTCGACGATACGTGCTCAGCTTGCTTTCAGGCACCCGATCAGCACCAATGTAGTAGATCTTCATACGCTAACTCCTAACCAACATCCTATCAGCATGGACCCGATGCAGCAAGTCAAATATTGTATTGGGTGGAAGGGGATATCGTTGACGTCGCAGCGGTGGGGTGGGGGTCCGGATCGGTTTCCGGTGGGCTTCGGCTCGGTCTTCGGTTCGGTGATCCTCGAGGTCAGCGGTGAGCGTCATCGAGTCGGCAGCACTGCAATGCGTGCCAAATAGAGTGACTACCTCAGCACCTCGAGAAACACAGGGAAAACACCGAGGAAACACACACAAATCACCGTGCACAGTAGCGTATACCCTTCGTGACCTGCCAGTGTGACACTCAGCCCTCGAGCATCTCGGCGAGGAGTGATCGCACCTCGTCGATCGCCAGCCGCTCGCGGCGGATCATCTCGCGTTCATCTTCGAGCGTTGCCGAAGCTTTGGCGGCGACATCCACATACTTCGCATAAGCTCTAATGCTCGTTTCCAGCCAGCCTAAGGCAGCCCATGACGGTGCTGGAGATAGCGACTTGCTGAGGTCGACCACAGAGGTCTCACCGACTGTGCGAACCACCGAGAGCCTATTTGCTTGTACCCACTGCACCTCAGCGGCTAGTGGCGCGTTGGCTGGTAAGTGATTCCAGTCTGCCGGGATGTCGCTCAGCCCGGTGACGGCCGACTCGTCGCGTGCGCTCGCTGCCGTCTGAGCCGACTGTCGTTCAGCGGTAGCGGTGGGATTGGCTTCGCCCCCCACCACTTCCCCCACCTCTCTCGTCGTCTCCTGTGGTGGTGTTGCTGGTCCTGGCGAGGTTTCTGTCGGCGGAAACAGTTCATCGAGGATTTGATATGCCTCGAGGTGCGCATCTTCTCGCTGTAGACCTCTTTCCCTCGCTTCGCGAATTAAGCGATCCTTGACTATCGAGGCTTCTTCCCACTGTCCTTGCGCGATCAGTCGTTTGCTGAGTGCCATCTTCAGTGCTTTTAGATCCACGGTTACCCCTTCGCGCTATCTCTGAGCGCAACAATTCCTAGTAATCCGCAGGTTATTTATCGACGCTGCAACCGGGATTAATCCCCCGACTAGCCTGCTGGCTACCCCTCACGTCTATCAGCAGTGTAGGCTTTCGCCTGCTCACTGAAAATTGATCTCACTCCGGTGAGATCGCTCGGCATCGTCTCGGTCTGTGCTCTCGCCTTAGACTCTCGGTGACGCTGCACACCGAATAATTTTTACCAAAAATATCCGATGCGATCTGCACTGTCAAATCATTGGTCAAACACACTTTATAAGACGCATGCCAAATAGAATATCGGAAATACCCTACTTGACACCACAAGGGCTTGCCGATACAGTGCAACACCCCACGGGGGACGGCGGAAACGCCGATTCAAAAACAGTTCAAAACACAGGAGAAAGAAACATGGCAGCACGCAAACCATTCAAGGTTCAGAGTCGAGAGCAAGGACGGGGTCGCATCAGCACCAACTCGTTCGCAACATTGAAAGAGGCACAGGACTTCGTCGCCAGCCACTGGCAAGGCGCTGACTACATCGACGGGGAAGCAAGCTTCCATACCGATTACTGCGACTTCAACTGCGTTGGATTCGTGCTGGCGGACATCGGCGAGCGTTACTGGGTTGATCGCGAAGGGTTTTATGAGTGGGAATGGAAAGACCTCGATGGCTCGAAGCGGTTCACCGTGGTTGCCTGGAGCGATGAGGAAGACCGATCGCCGCAGAAGACCGTCATTGCAAGTTTCGGCACACGGGAGCAGGCGATTGCCGAAGCGATCAGGTTGTGCAACGACGCAACGACGATCCATGTTGAAGACAACGGCAAGAACATTGGCTGGGCGCACGACAAGGACTTTTACGACGATGTTCCATTCGAGCAGGTTGCGTACCCTGCCGATGATTCACCGGTTCCTTTCTAGGTCGAAACCCCTTCGGGGGTCCAATGGTACAGTGCCACTGCTGATGAGACCAATACAAACAGGAGAAAGACAATGAGTACAGCAACAGGCAGGCAGGGTTTTGGATTCTGGGACACAACGTGCTACCCGATTGGGGGCTGTTTCCGCCGCTTTGGGCAGAACGAAGCCGTTACCGACATCGCGAAATTGGATCGGGCATATCAAGGGGCAACCCACACGGGAAAGATCATCAGGGATGGGAAGACTCTCGCGATTGCTTTTGGCATCACCTCAGTAGAGTCGAGGGCTCGTAAGGCGTTCGAACCGAGCGAGCAAAGCGACTGGGCGTACAGCCGCGCTGAGGCTGGGTACGGAGATTAACTAGCAGGGGTTAGGGCTAGTGCGGCAGGTCACCCGACCTGCGTCCCCAGTTCATTCACATTCACAGGAGATTTCCACATGCTTACGAACTTTCAAAGTGCGATCGACTTGGCCTCCAATGGTCGCAAACGGCTCCAGAAGACGAGCGAGACACGTTACGTGTATTTGAACCGAGCTCGCCGCGCGTGCCACGATGCGATGGCTAGGCTTGCTGAATCGGGCGAATACACACACTGCCACAGAAGCTTCCTCATTCGCGACACGTTGCTAGTGGTCGAACAATGGTTTCCTGATCTCGGCACCTTCGGAGTTGAGAGCATTTATCAAGGCAGCAACCAGCGATCGCCAGCGATCGACTATTTGAACACAGGTGATGGCTACGAGCCGACCATCATGTACGTTCGGGGTCGGTTCCGCATCGGATGCTGGGCGGACATTGTCGAGCGCGGCAGCTACAACTAACACACAACACACAGGAGATTTGGAAAATGAGTCACGAAACGACACTTCATCCGTTTGAAGCCGCAGGACTGGGGCAAGCCCCCTTTCGGCTGCTCGCGATCCGCAAGAATGTCTACTCCGCAGCACCCGGGCACAGCCAACCAGGAGGCTGCTGCTCGTATTGCTCTCAAGGCATCCTGTGGGAGTGCGTGATCAGATCTAGAGACGATAAGACGTTTGTCGTTGGTCAAGATTGCGTGAGAAAGCTCGACAGAGGCGACAACAAGCTGGCAACCGCTGTTACGCGAGAACTCGCTCGCATCGCCAGGGAAGAGCGAGAAGCCGCGAGAGAGGCACGATGGCAAGCTCGGCGGGTCGCTCGCGAGGCGGAGCTAGATCGCCAACGTGAAGTCAACGGTGGATTGACGGACAATGAGGTTGCGCAGCAGGCTCGCGAGAAGGCTGAGGATGAGGCTCGAAGAGTCTGGCGTGAGCGGAACTGGTGGCTGATATCGGTCCTTCAAGGGCAGTCCGGCGAGTTCTGCCGAGGTATGTGCGATACGTTGGAGCGCGGACCTGTCAGCGGGCTCTCGGAGAGGTGCCAATCGATCATGGCTGACGTCTACGCCAAGTCGTTCGGTCGCAGGGGGTCGAAGAAATACGATGCGGCAATCGACAAATTTACGGAAAGAGTCGAGTCGAGAGACCGTTGAGGCTCGAGGGGGTTAGGTCGAGTGCGGCGAGCCTTTAGGCTCGCGTCCCCGCTGACACTGTGTCAGCACAACCGTGAGACGTTGATTTTGGAGAGAGACGATGAAAACGAAGACGAAGACGAAGACAAGAAAACAAATCAAGACTAAGGCGGAAATTGAACTGGCTAGGCGAATTAATTTCAGAGGACAGTACGTAGATTCGTTGCGATTGGCTGGCGAAAAGTATCTTAAGATTGCGGGCGGAGGCAGTTTGCTTGACGTGCAATCGATTCTGCAAGAAATAAATCGTCGTCACGCCGCTGCCGTGAAGTCTGACTGGGGAATGTCTCCGGCAAGTTACAAAAAGCTTCGAGACAAAGCGGCACAAATCCTTCGAGGCTTTACTACTGGTTATTCCATGGGAGAAGTGAAAAAACTTGTCATCGGCGAAAAACCGTTTCTGACGGTTGATAATACTCGAGAGTACGCCCGTAGTTCCAAGTACACAGCAACACACGGTGAACTGATTGTCACGATTTCGCTTGCCGAATTGCGTAAGATCGAGTGCGTAGAAGGTGTGTGGACTGTTCGCCTCGCAGGAGGGCAAGCCCAATGGTTGCGCGCCAAAGGGCTGAAAGGCAATTGTCGAATCGGTTGGGTGAAAGGATACCTTGTCGGATCCTCGCACGGCGCAACCCTCGATGAATGCCAACTGCTCGAGGCAGGAAAAGCAACTCGAGGCGACGATGGAAAGATCAAGCGATTTGACAGATTCATCGGCTTGCGAGACCGAGTTGCAGCAGGCGCATGCGAAGCTGGCGTTTTGGCATTCTGCGAGCGTCATGGGCTCAACCCCGACTTCGGCTATCGCATCGATTATCTACTCAGCCTCAAGGATGACCTCGCTGCATCGTACTTGAATCGAGTGGCTCGACTGCTCAAGCGATAGTACTTGGTTCTCCCGATAGTTTCCGCACTACTATCGGAAAGTCTCACAAAGTGCGGCGCGGTGCTCCCGATGCGTATTCGGGGGACTTTTCAACCGTGCCAATTACAATTCTCAGAAACCCTAATTGACACGGTGTCGCGTTGACGATACATTGGTAACTGCACTTCGCAGCACCAACAAAAACACACAGGAGAATTGATGATGACTGACAATTTGTTTGAGACCGACCCCCGCAGTTTCGCGCTCAATTTGGCAGAAAACCAAGTGGTTTCCGCTGATCACCTGCTGCTCTGCGCGATCAAGTACATGAGTCATGACGATGTTCGCGACATGCTCGACGCAAATGGTCTCTCCCCAAGATTCGACGAAGAAGAGGTGTGCATCGATTGCGGTGGCGAAAACATCGAAGAGGGCACCTGCACCGACTGCGAGCGAGAAGATTGGTTGTCGAAACACGACGATGGTAATCACGACATCGATGCGATGAGGATCGATATCTCCAATAACAACCTTGCAGTCGGCGACGACGACAGGGCTGGCGAATACGAGCACGCTGAAATTGTGAGAGCATCGGTCGAAAACGGACAGATAACGCAAGCGCGAGAACAGGCTGAGCGGTACGGTTATTCGCAGGAATGGGTCCAAAGCCTCGTAGATTGCGAGGGCTGATAGCTTGGAGGGGTTAGGCCAAGCGCGGGAGTCCTCGGGCTCCGTCCCCAGATTGTGAATCATGGCACATCCTCCATGGTGGCAAGCCGAGCCGAAACGGCACAGGATTTAATACAATGAAGACTGAACGACAATGGCAAGCAAGATTCCGAAACAGCATTGGTGGAATCCTCTTTTGTGGTGCGCGGAGACGAGGTCGAGGCAAGTGGCTAAGTGGTGATGATGTGCCTCAAGAAGTCCGAGACTACCTACACCTAAAACTTGCTCAAGGTGCTGGTCGGCGATACTACCAACGCGACTGGAAGTCTTTAGAACTGATGAACGACGAATGTAGACCGGAATCGCATTTCTATCGGCAGTGGTTGGTGGTCGGTTTCAGAGTCAACGAGGAAGCCATCCGGCAGCCCGCAAAGATCGAAGTTGACCTCGGCAAACTTCGTGATGTGCTGCGGGGCATCAACGAAGGTCGCAACCTCGATAGTTGTTTTGACGTAGTGTCATTCGGCTGGAAAGATGCCGATCTAGACCCATCTGGTTGCACTGGCATCAAGTCGCTGGACCGGATCGAAGGAAAACGGGTTGTCGTTACTGTTGGTGGACACAAGACGTTTTGTGACCCTTGCCAAGATGAAGACAGTGGTACTGAGATGTCCGACAGTGACTGGTGCGCACACAGCATCGTTTGCGAATGCGGAACATATTGCGAATGGACCGGAGATGATTGGTGCGCTAGTTTCAGCGAGATAATCAAGGTGCCTGTCGTCCATAGCAAAGGCGTTGTGGACTACGACAAGACCTCTCGACGCATCATCAAAGCGGCAGAAAAGTGTATCGCTCCAATTGCCGACAACTGGGCCGACACCGACAAAAGCCTCGACGAACTGTACAACGAACTACACAAGGAAAGAGAAGTATCATGAGCGCGAGTGAAAGATTAGGCGAGATCGCACGACGAGCCAAGGAGACGCAGGAAGCCATAGCGAATGCTGATGTTATGCAAGATATGCAAAGCGTTTCAGAAGTACTCCGACTGATCGCAATCATTCAAACACTGTCTGCCGATGTTCTGAATGAATTTGCAAGCTCAATCATTCCGTTGCCTATTTACGATTCGAGGATAGACCCATGAAGGGTCGAAGACGAGTGAGGCTCGAGGGGGTTAGGTCGAGTGCGGCGAGCCTTTAGGCTCGCGTCCCCGCTGACACTGTGTCAGCAAGCAGTGAGACGTTTGATCAGGAGAGAGACGATGAGTACAGTGATCGAAGTAGTAACGCCAACCGACACAACCCACCACATTGAGTCCGCTACGGACAGAGCGAAGTTTCTGCGGCGCGTCTTGCGGGAGGATGGATGGACAATTTCTGCAAGATCTTCGGAGGATTGGCAGTTTGTCTTCAGGAGAACGATTAGGGGAAAACCAGGGGATCCAAATGTGGATGTTATCGTCCGCATCAAGGACAAATTTTCTTTGGTCGGCAAATGGGGAAATCAGAAGTCATTTCACGATTCCGATGAAGTGATTGTACCGAAACCAACTCGCCTCTGGCTTGCTTACGGATCCCAACAAGCCGCAGTCAAGTTCCTGCTTGAAGGATGCCACTTCATCATCAGCGGGTCATCCGGCTCAACCAGCAGTAGTAAGCACGGGCTAGCATTCGTTTCATTGCAGGTGTTGAAAAAAGATGGATACGGTACTGTAGAAATCGGTGGAGGTTCCGTGTACGTCAATGGTCGCATGGTTTGTTGTGGATCGGTTGAGTAGTGACGTTTCGCGGGCATCGCTCACTGTCGCAAGGTCAGTGGGCGAGCCCCTGCAACGTCGCAGGATTGCTTCACACAGGAGATTAATATGAGCACGACGAGACTAGACGATTTTCGCACAGAGCATCTAAGTGGCGAGTCACTTGAGATCGCCAAGATTGTAAGGCAAGTGATTGGAGAAGACGCTTTTGGTGGTGGATGCCGCGCGTTCTGGACACCTGAAGAATGGCGGGCTCGCAAAGAGGAGTATGGCACCGATTCTCTGTTAATACTGGTGCATGACGGTGGCGACTTGGCGCCCTACTGCAACTGGGATTACGAGCAGTACTCGCTGAGCGACCAGCTTGACGAAGCGCTGACAAAGGCTGGCTACTATTACGAGCAATGCACTTGCTGGTATTCAGCAGTTTATCGCTTGCCATCCTGATCAGATTGCGCGCTCGAGGGGGTTTGCCCGGACCCCTGAGAGTCTGCAATTTCGCAGTGTTGATTTAACCTTTGGAGATTTTAGCAATGATCAATTCGATTTGTGTCAGTTTCATTCCAGATATTTTGCTCGATTCTTTTCTTGACGAGGGCGACTTCCCTTTTTTTGCATTTCGGTGGGCTGCAAAATTCGAGGACTCTACGGCGATTTCTCGAGAGCGAATACGCATCGAGCAGACTTATGACTCTAAGTCTATTGACATCGGATTCGGCGATCACTCGTTTAAGTGCAACAAGACAATCTGGATCGATCTGCCAGCAAGTCTCAGTTACGACGAAGCAAAAGAAATTGGTGAACGCGCATCTTCCTTTGTGAGGGGCTGGGTGCTTGGGAAACTGTCGACCATTCCAAACTGCGAATATTGCGGGAATCAATGCACCGACGACAACGGATGCGACGCGCACATCAGCGGTGGGGATTCTGCTGCCGCTTCCGTCGAATGTAAATAAAGGAGATTGATAATGACCTTTGAAATTCTAAAAACGGTCACAGGGAAACGATTTGAAAGTCTAGGTACTTATCTGCTTCCGAGGCTGCACCTAGTGGTGAGCTATACGCGAGGCGGCGTTAGCGACATCACAGGCGAGCCATGTGAACGAGGTTACTGCATATCGGTGCAACACGATTGCTGGGCTGATGAGGGCTTTCGCTCGTTCATCGTCGACGGGAAAGGTGATCCTGTCGAAAGCCTGTTGCTATCTGACAGTTTTTCGAAAAAAACATTGGACAACCTAGTTTTGCAAGTCCGAAATGGAATCCATGATGCCATCGTGGCATCGCTGTACGCAGAGGCAATTGCATCGAGACCGCAATACGGTTGGGCAAGGAAGATCTTGCCATTGGAGGAGCCTGTCGCTGCGTCAGTGCGATTTGATGGCAACGTAACGGACGATTTTTTTTAACCACAGGAGGTGTTGACATGGCAAGATGGATTTTGATATCAGTGGTGTGCTGCTGCGGTTGCGCAACACACAAGGCGAAGATCGTAATTACCAGGGTCCATGGAGAACCCGCGATCAGTATTGAGATTGAAGAAAAGGAAAGTTGCCGTAAGTAATCAGGAGACATGGAATGTTGGTGTTAAGGCGAACAATTGGAGAATCGGTTATAATCGCGGGCAACGTGAAGATAACCGTAATTGAAGTCAAAGCTGGCAAGGTTAAACTCGCGATTGATGCTCCTAGGGACATAACAATCGACCGCGAGGAAATCCAGTTGGCGAAGCTTAGGGAGGGATTGAAAGATGCGTAGCGACATTCACATTCGGTGGTTGATTCGCAGGGATCTAGCTACTGTGCTCGATATTGAACACCAAAGCTTCGAGTTTCCTTGGCAAGAGAAAACATTCATCGATACGTTGCGTCAACGCAATTGCATCGGTATGGTCGCTGAGTACGAAGGTGACGTGGCTGGCTTTATGGTCTACGAACTCCGTAGAACGAGTATCAGCCTGCTTTCCATTGCCGTGCATCCTGACTATCGGCGAATCGGAATCGGAACGGCTTTAATTGCAAAACTTTTAACGAAGCTTAATCACGTCCGCAGGAATCAAATTGATGTGCAGGTTCGCGAAACGAATCTTGGCGCGCAGTTATTCTTGCGTGATTCAGGATTCCGCGCCGTAGCAGTAGTGAGCAATTACTACGATGATTCGGATGAAGATGCATACCTGTTCAACTATGAAAAGGCATCGCAACAAGTCGTCTCGTAACGAAAAGCATTTAATGACCAGACGCTGACATGTATCGTGCATGCCAGCGTCTTTATTTTGACATGGCTACAGCTAGCGATTCCGGCAAGCTGGACCAACGCATCGAGGAGGTGCGACAGGCAATCTCGTCGAGTACCTCGTATATGTCACTCCTCGCGATCGATAGCTCACGGACTGCAATCCGTTGCTGCCGACTCCATACTGGTAGCTACCAATCTGCCGATAAACCGCTTGACTTCGGTCGCTGCATTGAACGAAGGTGTAGCCTCCAATTGTGCGAGTCACGCATTCTCCCGATGGAAGATCATCCTGCGAAAAAGCAGGACTTGCCAACAAGATCACCATCGCCACCAAAAAAACAAAACGTGCAGTCATAATTGACTCCTAAAAGAAAACATACTTGGACACGCTTCCTTTATGCGTGCCTCTCCGATTTGCGATCCTGAGCAAACTGCATCAGATCGCTCGGCTGAACGCGCCACATAGCACGCTTAGCCCCCTCAGGTCGCACATCGATAGCAGGCAACTCTCCGCTATCAATCCACGTCTGAACAGTCCTGCGGTTGACTCGCATCCGCAGTGCTATTTCTTCCACTTTGAGCAGTGTCGTTGGCATATATTTTACTACCTCGTCAATTTCGATTCGCTTCATCGCCCTCGGTGAAGTAAGCATTAAATACGCCTCAAGATCCCAGTCGTAAAGTCTACGCTCAGCTAGCAACGCCAGTTGCCTAGCCTCCGGCCACTCCTTGGCGGAACCAAGTTTTTCGTGACACCAACGGCACACAACCAGCAAAGCAAAAAGCTTGTCGAGGCTTTTCTGACGATGCACTCCTCTCGATATCTCATGCACATCCAGAGGAGCCGATGCGCGATCACAAATCTCGCATCTTCCCACCGACTCGCGGAGAGCATCTCGAATAGGCTTGCATTCAATAAACCTAGCCTTTGCCTTGCTGCTCATTCTCCGCATTAGAATGGCGTCCCGTCGTCAGGCTTCGACCTGTTGCTGTTTCCGCCTTCGCTTGCTTGCTTCGGCTTGAAGGACAGGCTCATGAATTTGCCGTTTTTGCCTTCCTTGATCCATGCAGATAGCCACATGCCTTCTCCGTTGATCATCGCGTCACCCTTGTAGTCAGGATGCTTCGCGTCCTCCTTTTTGTCATTCTTAAATAGACTTCCGCTGTTATCTCGTTGTTCGTACGCCATGATTATTCCTCTTGCGAACTATGGGTTTTAGCATGGTGGCACTGCTCGCAAAGCACCACCAGACTCTCTTCCTCGCAAAGCAATCGCTCTACGAAACCCGCCAAGTCGCTAAACGAACGCAGCGATCCTGCGGGAATTGTGTGATCCACTTCCACGTTTTTCTGTGGGAACCATTTACGGCATTCCTTGCATTGGAACTCCCACTTCAGTCGTTTGTTTTCGCTTTGACTTTCTCTCCGTGCAGCCCGCAACACATTTCTGCGTGGAGCCCACTTGCGAGACATCAACCGAAGGTTAGATCGAATAAATCCCCAGAACTGAGCCTCGGTCATGGTGTTGCCCGCTCGAGTCCTCGGAACCCTTTGCTTTTTCGGTTGCTTCCGCATCGTGAAGTCTCTCTATTACACGTTTGTATCTTGGAGCACCTCTAGCCGTCTTTCGTAATGATCAATTCCACTTTTGAGTTGTTGTTTCCAGTAGCGTTCACTATTTCAGTTATCGTATGACCTGAGTAAAGATCCCGGATCAGATCGCAATCGTCATACGTCACTACCCATTCCTGGCTTCCACACGTAATCCATTCTTTAAGTCGCATGTGATCATGTGTCAAAAACGAGTGCCGATATAAGCTCTCGCCAGCTATCGCATACGGAGGGTCAGCAAAAACAAAATCACTGCAACGAAGTTCAATTTGCTCGAAATCACAATGAACAATTTCTACTCCATTCAGCAATTTAGAAAACGCCTGGATAGTTCGGACTATTCTGTCAGCGTTCCAGCGGCATCCAATTTTGTATTCACTGTCTTGGCGTTTACCTCCCTGCGGTCCACCTGCCAGATAACCGATACCAGCATGTGAACAGTATTGCAGAATAAGCTTATTCATGGCGACAGTCACGGCATCGCCCTCTATGCCATCAAGATCCTTGGCTTTATACCAATCCTCGACGTTCGGTCTCCACTTGCTTACCTGCGAAACAAGAAGCAAAGGAGTGTCTCGAACGCACTTCCAAAGCGCAATTAGCGAAAAATCCTTATCCGCAAGTAAAACCGACTTAAATTGTGTCCTCATCAAATTGCTGATTGCTACGGATCCTCCACCGAGAAAAGGTTCGACGTATCTCTCTGGCGAAAACAATCCTCCACCGGGAGGCATTACCCTTTCTAACTGTCTCAGCAATTTTGACTTCCCCCCTGGATACCTAAGTAGATTAGCCCCAGGCTTGCTGCGTCTCATTTCAGCCATAGGAAATAAGTCTTGCTGTTCAATTTGATGGTTCATGTGCTTTCCTTTCAAAGCTTTAACTAGCGGCTTGGATTGCACATCCTCCCAGCTTATCCACCCGAGTAGCGACACCACCCCAGAGCGAACAACAGCCATGACAAATCTATGGCATTTCTTTTTTTCCAGTTGTTTTATAAGAGGAATCTTTTGAGATGCCGTAGATTTAACATCAACCTTTAGACCTCCGCACACAAAATCAAACCCGTTGTCATAGTTTCTCCCGAAATCAACGTGTTTGCCCATGTATTTCGCAAATGCGCATTCTCCAATTAGCCCAACCATGTGAGCTTCCTTAGACAGCCCCTTACCCCACTCATCAGCTCTTGCATTGTCACGTTCTTGTCGTCGTTTTGCTTCCTCTTGGCAAAACACCTCCCATCCACTCTCGATTTGAATATCGATTTCAGTCGGGCTAACACGACCCTTTGTTTCAACAAGCATAACGTCTTTCCCCTAAAACAATTCCATCAGATCTAACCACAGACCGCCTGCGGCTAGCAACTCTCTCATATCCTTATTGGGACTGGGAATCATAACCCATGCTGAGCTTAGCTCCGCAGCCACCTTCTTCGCACCAAACAATCCCGGCCAGCAGAAGTTGCATCCCCGACAATTGAGCGTACAGCTTGAAACTACTCCTCGTCTATTGGGTACTTCGTCGCGTTCACCGACTACGATCACTCGCTTATCCGGGCAGCATTGCTTGACCATCCTGCGAATGTACTCGCCACCATGTGTGTTGCTGGCGCGTCCTATCGCACACAGACCAGCAGACTCACACGCCGCAACATCTGAGCCTCCTTCGACCACCCAAAGAGGACCACGTCGAGTAAACCATTCGGTGGAATAAAACACGCCTGTCGATCCACCTTGATTTGTCCTCTTGGAACCGTCAGCATATCGCCTCACGTAGCCAATGACTCGACCGTCATTGTCTCTGCTCGGCCAGCTAGAGTATTCTGCACCTGACCATTCGTCCCATCCAATTCCTACTCGCAATGACTCGAGAGATTCAACGCTAACTGACAATGCGTCAGCTAATTCGCATCGCTTGTCATGTGCTTTCTCATGATCAAACATTGCTTTTGCTTCCTTCGTCCAGTCTGCCTTTTTCTCGATCGGTTTAGGTGGAGGAGCAGGCGGAAGCGGGTATTTCAAGACATGATACCAGCCCAACCCGCCATTTTTGTCCTTCACCTCGTTCTCCGACTCAACCCGCATGCATCGAACCGCCAGCCCGTCTACTGTCCTTCCGCAGTAGTCAGGCTTCCCGCAAACTGGGCAAGGCTCTGCCCTCGATACTCGCTTCCACTTGCTTTGGCTCAAGCTCACCGCTCGACTCCTTTCCTACTCAACTCGGTACGGGTTGCTACGTCCTTCATGATTTCCAATTGTGAATCCGTACATATCCCGGACTCTACGCTTTGCGTCATCATTCCCATAAGGAATCATTTTGTACCTCGCTCCATTTACTTCTACGGACGCTGGTACGCGAAATCTCGTACCTTGTCGTTCCGCTTCTTTTTTCGCAAAGTACCATGCCTGTTTCCAAGAACCACCAGATTTCCCAGCTTTGTACAGAGCGCTAATCATTATCTCTTCGCAAGTCTGTTTCTTGGTTGGCTTTTCTTTCTTTTCGATTTCCTGTAGCTCTCCACCAACAAAATCTAGCCCTTGAGCCTTTCTCTCTCGTTGACTTGGCTCGTAGCCACACGCAATGCATTTTCCCCCACGGTAGATTGCACCACAGGATGGACATTCAACAGTCGCTCGAGACTCATGCGTCTTTGCGGGACGCTCGCCCCATTCTAGCGTCCAGTTGATGTCGTCCTCAAAAAAACCATGTCGCCTAATATTATCTGCGTGATCGAGAACGATACAGTTTGCCACCTCTGGATGCACTCGGGATCCACGCCCAACCATCTGGCGATAACGAACGACTGACCCGATAGCAGTACAAAGCTGCACGCAACCAACGCGAGGAATATCAGTGCCTCGCTCAATCACACCTACGTTGCACAGGTATTGAATCTCGCCACTGTTCAGCCTCTTAAATAGCGATTGACGATCTTCATCGCTTGTTTCTCCATCGACGTAATGCGCATTGACTCCATGAGCCCGCAGCAACTCCATTGCTTCATAGGCGTGCGATCGCCTCGGGAAGAAGCCCACTGTGGCTCGACCGTCAGCCAGCTTCTTCCAGTCACGCACTAAATCACCAGCAAGCCCCTCCATAGCCTTCGCAACGCTTTTCTCGGTATATTCATCACCGCTCTTCTTGAGCAATCCCAGCTTGCCCTGGGTGGCTTGAAAGTACCTAAACGGAGACAGGAATCCATTCTCGATCAGCCAGGACGGCGAAGGTCCATTGACGATCTTCTTGAACACCTTATTCAACTCTTCGTGCTGCGGAGTTGCCGAGAGACCAAGGATGAACGGAGGTCGCAAGCCCAACGCTTCTCGCTTGGCGTTATGTGCTTGAAGAAACGTGCGAAATTTGCTGATGTGCGAGTGAATCTCATCCCACACCATGAAATCGTAAGTAAAGTCGGTAGCGTATACATCACCATCAACATACCAACTGTTTTTTGTATCGATTGAAGCAACCTGAATTGATTCTATTGGAGATGTGTCGCATCCAGCCATGATTAAACCGTGCGGCAGTACAGGATGCTCGTTAAACGAGTTACTGGCGTTTTCGACTAGCCCTCGCCTATGCACCATGAATGCTGCCCTGCCCGACTCGTCGTCTCGCTTCGGTCGATTGAGGTAGCAGCCCAAAATGTGTTTCGCCACTCTGGTTTTGCCTCCACCTGGGGGCATGCAGGCAATGACGGCGCCGTGTTTCGCAATTGCAACACGAAGATCCTGCACAAGATCAACTTGGTAATCTCGCAGATCAGGAACTAGTATTTTCTCTGCTGACACAATAGCACCGCCTTATTAAAAAACACGCCATGCCACGCCCATTTGCCTGTTATGCGGACCTAGGCATCTCCAAATCGCCAGCAACAAGTTCCCGCCGTTCAAACACGGTTTCGGCTTTGTAGCCACGATACTTACAACACATATCCACGACTAACGGCAATAACTCCTTCAGTCGCGTATTCCAATCTGATGTTCCCGTCGACGACAACACTTGCGCGACCTCTACCAAAAATTCCTTTTCGTGCTCCGCCTTCGACGAAATTGCGAACTTGCGAGCCTCATAGTTTTCAAACAGTTCAACTAAAGCACCCGAAGACGTAGATTTCTTGTTCATTAGTTTTCCCTCGTCCATTACCTTGTAACATAGCCTTGTCGCGTTGCGACGATTACTTTTCATCCGACCAAATAATGCAAAATCTTTCGATGTCGATACCCGTACTCGCCAATTGTCGAAACTATGCTTTGACGCATAGCTCGCTGCCGCATCTTCGCTGTTCCAAACGCACAATTGATGATCCGCAGTACGGCATAGCGTACTGGGGTCGATTGTATCCCTCCCGTTTTTGCAAAGAACAAACATCGTAGGTCCGCATAACAATTGATTGCATCGAAGTCCCCGTCGAAGCGTTTTCTGATCTTTAATCACCGAGCGGGGACTCGATGAACCAAAGCGTTATGTCGACGAATCAGCCCACCCTGGAGGCGTCCAATCCGTCACTGTCTTGCCTTGCTCGATGTAGCTCAACTCCGATGCCTTCATGCCCCACCTGTCCGCCGCTTCTCGCAATCCATACCCAAGAATTCTTAAGCGGTAATGCCGGAACTTCTCGCCACGTTCCATTCGCAAAACGTGCTCGCTGGACACTTCGCCGCGTCCGTCGCAAACGTGACACGGTAATTCACGAACTGGCGGCCCGCTGTGCCCTGGCGCGTATTTCACGAAAACCGCCGTCATGGTCTTGTCCCCGTCGCACTCTGGACAGGCGACATAACAACCGCATGCACGGGAGCACTCATCAGCGTCGTTTAGTTTGGTCATATCTTTCCTTTCGTGCCCCGTGATGCGGAGCGTTAGGTGGACGATTTGAGAGCGTCGAGAATAGCATCGAACGTAACTGAATTGTCTCCACGCTTACTGTCGTACCACGCACGCAATTGGCTTTCTTGCATTTCCGCCAGTTCGTCACGCCAATCTCCGCGAACAATAAACGGCGAGCCTTGGACATGCTTTCGCGTTGTTGGATCTATAAAACAAACTGCCGTTTCCCACTCCATATATCCAAAGCCCGTCATGCGATGCAAAACGCTGATCCAACAAGTTTCGTTAACCGTCCTAACGTGTCGCTCCCCGCCTTCGCTGCGGTTGTAGTCTTCTGTTTTGTCTTCAAACATTCTCGTTTACCTCTTTCCTTTCGGCCCGGTGAATCCGAGTGTTATGCGGACTTAGTTGGTGTTGATCTGAAATAATCCGCTAATCCCAACCCAATTCGTTGCATCTCCCCTGACTCAAAAGCCAACCGCAACCTGTGCATCGCGTTCGCTGTAGCGTTGTATCGTTGCTCAAGTTCCTCCCAACCTCCCTTTTGATGATCAACCATCATGTGCAACAGACAGTCGATCAAATACAAATCGCTCATTGGCGTGCCATCATCGTGTGTAAGCATCGAAACCTCCAGCCGCATAACAATCCCATGCACCCAAGCGGCGATCGGGTGCGTTGACTTGGAAACCATCACCCCGCCGCTGGGTGATGGGTAGCGTTATGCAGACCTACTTGAAATCCAGATCCTTCCGCCTGACAAAACGATAAACCAAAGCCGCCGGTCATCTACGCACAGTCAATAAACTTAAGCACCGTTTCAACCCCAACATCAAGTGGAAAATCGACATACCACAGGATGTGCGAGCCCATCTTTTTTTGCACCGTCCAATACGGTCTGTCGTGCGACTCGGTGAGAACGCGAAACGGACCCTTAAAGTAAGTGAGCCTCGGAGGACTCTTGCGTTTAGATTCGCTAGTGTCTCTTTCGCATTCTCGGTCGAAACGCTTGCGGTCATCCGACCAGTAACCAAGCTCTGCTAACCTAGCTTCCATTTCGTGCTTTGGTGCTAGTGGTCTCTTCACTGCAATTGGCATTTCCAAACTCCATTTACCACAGGGAAATCTTCTGAACAATCTTAACGAGGCGATCTTGTTCGGATGGGTTTTTCTTGATGCGAGCATAATCGTCAATCGCTAAAACAAGCTTGTCGCGGTGCTTGTTCGCGAGAGCCTTAAACTTCTTGGCTTCTGCTTCCAAGTCTTGTGATCCTGCATTCTTGATCTCAGCCAGCAGTTTCTTGCCGTCGCCACCAGAACGCCTTGCTGCTGCCTTTTGTTTGCCCTTTGGCAGGTCAGCCAGCTTCTTGAGTGCTGGACCTGACAGACTGTCAGCAGCTTCCTTTGCCTCGTCAGCAATGGTCTCTACCAATTCCGCGCGTTCTACGTCGCGATAAACCTGACGCTCCGAGACGCCAGACTCATTAGCCACCAGTTCCACTGCCTCCTGCTTCCCCTTGCCGCCACTGACGTGATACATCACCATTTCCGCCCGAAAGCGAGACATCACGACAGGAGTTAGATTTCGTCTGCCAATAGCATCACGCTTCATTCTGTACTCGACATCGTCGATAGTCTGAGCCGATTCGTACACCTGCTGAACTGTGTAAGGAATACCTAATCGCTTACACAGTTCGTATCGGTGATGCCCATCCACAAGAACGTCGCCCCACAGCCAGAGCGCGTTGTACGCCTTCCCTTCCTCGATTAGCGACTGTTCGAGAATTCGAATCTCGTCCGTGTTGAGCGGAGGGATTAGCACCTTGAGACGGTCTAAAACGCGAATCTTGCCAGTAAACGATTTCTTGCTCATTGCTTTGCCTTTGCTAAGCTGACACAGTTTCAGACATTGCTTGCTCGAGAAGCGAGATGTAACGCGCATCGCACTCCTTCTTTGTCCGCTTCCGCAACGGATAGATTATCTCACTCAACGCTAGCCTTGCTTGGTGCTCGCTCACCGCAACAACCCATAGCTGCGTAGCGGCAGCAAACTGTGGCATCTCATGCATTGCAAACAATGGAAGCTCACGCTGCCGACTGTCCTTAATCGCTGCCATCTCATCGTCATGCACCATCGCCGATCGATCTTCCAACATAAAAACATTCCCTTCAAAACATTGTTACAAACAAACACTACAACTGGACTTTTTTATTCAATGCGGCGTACTTCGCTGCATACACCTTCCTCAGAGGATTCTGCAATCGCTCTGGCTTGTTCTTAAGTTTTTCACCAACCGATACAAGCTCCTTGACCCCCTGACATCTGTTCATGTCCAGGCTCCAGCAGTGGACCTCGGCATCAAAAAAGTAACCATCGACCGCACTTTGCAACTCGGCAGATTCCTTGCGGTAGAACTTCTCGAGGCTCTCCAGCGAATCAACGCAATCGCACTGGCTGATTGCATCAATCCAACTCTGCTGCTCTTCAGTAACCACAACGATTTCCGCTGGTGGGACATGCTGCGATTTGGAACGCGCAATATTATCCTCCTCGCTATCGGGCTGACCGCGAAGGTGAAACGCAGACAGGTACGCAGACTTGGCAGCATAGCTGATCGCTTTACCAGTGGCTTTATCGCCGTAGTCAAGACCTTGCCCCCATCCAACGATGCATTGTCGATCTTTAGGATCATCGGCATTGACGAGTTCGATCTGAATGAGGCACTCGGCATACCAAGTGGTTCGTGGTTTCCCGTACTTGTCCATCTCCTCGAAATGCTCCAGCTTTCGGTCACGTATCTCAATGATCGTGGCGACAACGCCATGCTCAACCAGTGCGTGGCGAAGCTTCTCGTCAATGTCGTCAATTCGATGGTATTCGAACCGATCCCCGTAGTTGGTCTTTCCACCTTTGCCAACAGCGCCCATGCTCCGCATGACACTTACCAACCTCTGATGCAAATTACTCACTATCTGTCCCTCCAAGCGTCAAAGAAGCGTAAACCTTGCGAGCGATCTCAACTCGAGAACGAAGCGTATCGATGTACTTTTCGTCGCGATGAAACTCGAAACACTTGATGCGGTGGTACTCTGGAACAAGACGAGCAGCATTGTGCATGTTGTTGACTTTCTCAATCGCAGACTGATAGTGCGTATTGCCCTCGTCGCAATTGAAGCGAAAGTAAAACCGTTTCTTCTCTTCCTCCACAATCTCATGCGGAGTGTTGACCAAGACGTGCGCCAGCCTAAATCGTTTTCGTCCCGTCAACGCCAAGTACACTTGACCCTGCGCGTAATAGATGGGGTCTGGTCTTGTGGTCTCGATAAAAGTCCTGAGAGACCAGGAGCACTTTACATCTTCGACCCATTCTTCTGACACGACGTCAGGTGTGCCGCTAAAGTGCTCGTCAGACCATGACTCTTCGTTCTTAACTCTGAAATCGCCAGGAACCTGCCTCGTCAACACACCTAGGGCTTCGTCCTCGCACAGCAACCCTTTGAGGATTTCGTTCGTGACAATAGGCTCCTCGTAACCGTAGACGTTCTTGAGCCACACGTCTCGAATGTACGCCATCGCGGTGGCACCAAATTTGAACTCACCGTCTCGCTTTGCAAGCAGCTCATCAAGCTCCACTTGCATGTTCGCAGTCAACGGCTTTGCCCCGTCCCGGCGACGTGCTTCTAGTTCATCGAGCCTAGCCAGTTGCTTCTCGGTAATCGCGTTTCCGCCAACCATGAGCTGCCCAACCGAAGAGGCGCGAAACTTAACTGACAGGAAGTCAGTGGATTCCATAGCAAATCTCCCAATATGCTAGTAAAAGTATCAATCTGAACGATTTCAGAACGTCGCAATTCTAACGCTTGCACCCCAGAGTGCAATAGCATGGCGGGAAATAAATGGAAGAAAATTCCCTAGCTCGTTTTGCGATACCCTAGCCTGAAAAGCACCCTTGCCAAGTCCTCGCTGGTCTCGGTGATGGCTTCCTCTCCCAAGTCCCAATGGCAGGCGTGTAGCATTTCATGAATGAGCACCTCCAGCTCTCGCTCGCCAGTCAGTGATGGACGAACTGTGATCGTCCTGGTGTCCGCATCACACAGTCCGTCTAGCTTTGCATGCAGCTTGCCTCGCACGATACGCCAATAGCGACCTCGGAGTCGGCAACGCATTATGCACCTCGCACTTCGCCACGCTTATTGATCCTCATATTTCGAACGCTGAAGCTGCCATCTGACGCAATGTCAGCCCATGCGAATCCGTGGTTCCAACGATTTACGCGAGCATATTCAGGAGTGAGATCACAGAGGCAACCTACGCTCCACACGAATGTTTCAGCGTGAAATAAATCAGTGTCGGCATGACCTGATGTTTGGTGCGAGTGACCAACGAGAACCGTGTGATGCGTTCGCAAAAACGCTCCCCTTGCAGGGTTCACAGGGGAAAAAATAGATCGCCCTAGCTCATGTCCGTGTAGTACTGGTAACTTGCCCAACATGATCGGTCTCTGATCTCCGATCACCTCGATGCCATACTGCTTTGCCTTGACAAGCTCATCGATGCGAACATTTGTTAAGTCATAAATTTCTGGGGATCGATTCCACACGAAATGGTCCCAGCGTTCTTCGTGATTCCCGAGTTTGTAGACTATTCTAGCCTTCGGGAACTCATGTCGCAGCCACTCCAGTCCAGCTATGACAAGCTTAAGCTCTTCACTAAAACGTCGATGATGTGGGTCTCGTTGATGGCGGCTTACTTGATAGAAGTCAGCAAAATCACCGTTGATCAGTAGACAATCGGGTGACTGCTTCTTCAACTCTTTCACAGCAGCAGCAAAGGCTTTTTCGTCGTGATATGGAATATGCACGTCGCTGATTATTCCTACCCGCTTCGCCTTAATTTCAAACGGCTCCCACGGTGTCGATAAGCTCGGCGGCATCTCTGGAACCTGACCAGCAGTTCCCTTCGCGCGTGGTTGAGTGGCGAACTTCTTCTTCGCTGTGCCGTGGGCACCTCGGATCGCTCTGATGGTGCTACGCGCGGTTTCGACGGTTGCGAAGCTGCTTGGTCGTTCCTTTTTAGCACGCTTAGCAAGACCGAGATTGGAGGCATCAGGGAACTTTCGGCAAAGCTCCTCCAAATAAGCACGGGCTGCTGTAATCCGCGGTCCAGGTCTTTTCTTAACCATCTCTACCCTTCCATGTTTGACTATGGTCGCGGCGATCAGGATTGGTATGCAATATCCATTTTCATACTAGCAATCTCTCGCAAAATAGCATCGGCATCCCAGTAGCCGACCTTGTCTACCGACTTCGTTCCGACCTCGAGTCTAAATCTTGGAACACCACTTCCTGGAACATCACCAGCAACAATGCTGACGTTTGCCTTCTCAAGCACTGGACGATCCTTCTCATTCCATCGCTTGCACCAGGAGCAGAACTCGCTAGACACGACAATCAATCGCACAGAAGCCACAGGCTCTGGCTTGTTCTCCTCTTCACCGTTGCCGTCACCAAACGGAGACAGCCCAAACGGATCCTGGATCGCATTTGGAACAGCGTAGAACGTGTGAGACGGGTGGACGGTGGATAGATGCTGCTCCCACGTCACCCAGAAGAACCCGCCTTCGCCCTGGCTTTTGCCGTGGCTTGAGTGCTCGCGGAACTCAAATCGTCCTTTGGTGCGATTGTACCTAACATGGTCAAGATGCTCAGAATGATTCCCTGGACCGCGATCACCAGCCAAAACGCCGTCTTTGTCGAACTGCCGCCAGTTGCGACCAACGTGAATAGCAATCACGACAGGACATCCGACAATAAGCGCCGTAACCACTTCTTGCTCGCTCGGAGTTGCAAACCCCTCATGGGCTCTAAAACGAAGTGCCTCTTTGTCAGCTTTAGACGTATCGTACATTTTACGATAAATCTGACCTTCCTTAACCGTCTTTCGAGTAGCAATACCTCGTTCGGTGATTGCACGGAGGTTGTCACCAAGCGTTCCACCTGCGTCTCGTCCTTCATTGCAGAGCGAATACAGATAGTCGTCGCTGAGTTCTACTCGGGGCTGTCCTCCTCGGTAACGAGCCTTCTCCACTGCGTATGTAGCCGCACTCGAAGCACACTTGCCCCATCCATTTTGGTTTTTCGTCCACGATGAGTCGAAGTGGGACATGCCGCCTACATTCTTCTGATACTCCTGCGACTCAGAAAAATCAATTAGTTCGGCGCGACTGGGTAGAGCACCAAGCAGTCTCCCAAGTGTAGTAAGCCGAGGCGGATCCAGGTCTGGAACAAGTCCTAGCGAATACTTGAATCCATCCGGTGTAATAACGGCTTCCTTGCCATCCTCGATGATGATTTCACAATCACTCACCTGTCGCCTCCTTTACGATAGCTTTTAATTCGTCTAACGATGACGGTGCCTTGTAAACAGAATACTTAAGCGAATCCTGAATCAAGAACAGCGAAGGCAACTTGCCAGCTGCGTCAATGAACGGTTTTGCCTTAGCTGAATCCTGGTCGTCATCGTAAGCCGACATCTTGATACCTCGAGATTCGAGATAGCGACGTGTCTCGCTTGACAACCGTGTATTCGTCTGGGGCACTTGATTGATTGAATCAGCCTGCTCATAAACCCAAACTGCCCAATGCACCTTCAGCTTAGGCTTAAGGTTTGAATCAGGCTCTGGCTTTGGCTGTGGCTTAGGTGGCTCAGGAGCAGGACTTCCCCCATCCACAATCTTGATGATCGTTGACTCGCCTGTAGTGAGGAAGTAGTCACCAGGAGGGGCAACAAAGATCGTGAACAAACCAGACCGCTCAAAGTGATCTTCTGGAAGATAGGACCAAGCGACTGCACCTTGATCGACCTTCGCGAAAATGGCTTGAATCTTCACCCCTTCTGGATGGTTGATTCGTATTGGGCGATCTCTCTTGACCACCGAAGGAGACTGGACGAATGTCTTCTCGGTAAGCGTCTCTTGCGGAATGACCACCGCCAGAGATGCGAGTACCATGCATATCGAAATGATAGAAGGTTTAATCACCGCACGTCTCCTATTCTTTTGCCAATTACCAATGACTACGAGACAGCTTCACCGAGCGTGATTTCGTTTTTGCTGCTGCCGTCACAAATCTGACTGTCGCGAATGATGTCGATGATCTCTTTAACAATCGCGATTACCTCTTGCAGATCAAGGCATTTGAGAATGTCAGAAAAGCTGCACTCTCCATCTGGGCATTTATCGCAATTATTGAACAAGGCAGCAATTCGTTTTCCAACGGCAAACACGCGATCCATTGGGAAGCATCGCAGGAAGCGGAACAGATCGAAGATGCCAATCGACACAGATGGCGACTTCAATTGCGAAGACAGCTCTTCAGCAGCATCGAGGGGCTCTCGGCATGCTCCGTCTGGGCAATCCTCATGGGCAGCAACCGTACGGAGAAGCAGGGTTAGCAACTGGACAATCAACATAATCGCTTGCGACATAAAACACTCCTTGGGAAAGACAAACATCTCAACAACACAAACATTTCGAAACTATTGTACTGGGTCAATCGTTAATTGCCACTCAAAGTTTTTCTAAGTTGTCGAAGTCTGTTGGTAATTCCTTCCTTTAGTGTCGACACCCCATTCTTCGTTTCATACGGCGAACCGTAGTTTCGTTTCCAATAATCAATCAAAAGCTTGCGTGACTCCTCATAACTTAGCCCCGACTTCTTAAACTCCACCAGGAATTTGTCTCGTTTTTCCACCGCTTCTTTGTAGCTATCGTCGCTCTTGTAGTTCTTTCGCACTGGATTCACAAAAGCTTCATATACAACTGTTTGCTTTTTGTGATCGCGTTGGCTTTTTACTTTTTCCATTTGATCCGTTGTAAGAAGATCTTTGTACGGTGGATCTGGGGAGTCCCATTCCATACGCTTCAAATCGGTTTCAAACTGCTTCAGCCGATCGGTTTCATTTGCCTTTTTGTACTTCGTTTCATCACCGTGCGTCGAGACAGACACCCCGAAGAACGCTTCAAGTGCTGCTAGCGTACCCCTCTTGAGTCCCAACTCGCTTTCGGCTGCATATATTTCTCGCCATGTCAACGGCGTGAGTCGAGATTTGACGATATCAGTTTTGGTCATGACGTTACCCACCGCATCTCTGCCCGATATCCACTCTAGGATGGCAGATGGTGCCGTCCCAAGCTTGTACCTGCCGTAGTTGATGACGAAGTCAGCTGCTGTCTTCCCGCCGTAATCAACATCCGCACCGTAAATTGACTTGATCTCGCCCTTTCCGGTTTTTATCTCTCCAGTGAGCAGCCTTGCTGCCAGGACAACGGCTGGCATCAAGCCCCCCTCATCCTTAAACCGAGTCTCACCAATCTTCAACGCCAAGGCATCGCTTGATCGCAAATCAAACTCCATCGTGGGCTTCTCTTCCTCATCGTCACCAGCGAGAACAGAGTAAGCAAAGTATGCGGCCGCCATTTTTGCCGCATGACCAACCATGGCTTGTATGTAAAGCTTAGCCAAAGCGACACGCATCCCGCGATCAGCATTCCACTGACCTATCCATTGAGGCGTAGCCAGCTGGAAAGGAACGATAAAGTCGGCTTGAATCCTAGACCATGTCCATCTTCGAGCTAGGAACAACCAGTCCAACCATGGGTTCCCACCTTTCAACCCAGTACCTCGACCACTGAAGATATTCACAGTGCGACCAACTTGCTTGATATCGTTGTCGGTCCAGTCGGTGTTTGTTCCAAAAAACTCTCTCGCTGCCAGCGTGTCACGCTTTTGGATGTCGTACATGTCAGCCTTCATGATGTTCGAGAACGTGCGATTGCCTCGCTCGAACATTGCGTAAGCCTTTGCCCATGTTCTGAGTGGAAGCAACAGCTTTGTTTCCGTCCGCTCAAGCCACTGCATAATGGACGACTGATACATTTCCTCCAGTTTTGCCTTTGGACCTGTTGCACTAGTGAAATCAACACCAGCCAAGTGATACTCTTGTGCGTTTGCCCTGCTCTCTATGTTCTCCATTGATGCCAAAGCCAGCCGCTGGCTAAACACAGCTGGCATGGATTCAACCAAGGCACTGAAAGCCTTCATGGGCTGCGAATACGTGTAGAAAAATCCTTGTCGCAGCACAAACGACATTTCCATCCCCAGCATTAGCGTCTTTGGTATCAACGACGTAGCCTCAAGTACTCCTTGACCTATCCACTGACCTGCGTTCCAGGTAGCACGATTGGCTTTTTCTATCGCAATCATCGCTTCATACTGAGCCTCCTCGATCTCCATGTTCTTTTGGATGATCGATTTCTCGGTGATCGTTCGTTTCTGCAACGGAACAGGAAGACGACCAGCTTGCGCTTCATCACGACGCTTCATCCAGAACGCAAGTCGCTTTTCCTGAGACTTGCGATATCGCTCCCAGTACTTAGCTTCTTCTCTGGCTTGATACGCTGGGCTAGCCTGTCTGGCTTGCTTTTGAGAAGCTCTCAACGAAGCCAATTCAGACTTGAGTTCTTCCTTGCGTTCAGACGTTAATTCGGCACTCTTGCCAGCAGCCACCCACGTTCCATCAATGAGCGATTGCACGTCAGCCTTCACAGCATCTATTTGACGACGGAGCAACTTGACAGATGCCTCGATCTTCTGCTCATCGGTAAGTTGCTTTCGACCCTTCTTTGGAGATGTGTCTGGAAAGATTTTTTCGTATTGGGCCTTAAGTTCGTCTCGCTGCCTACGCTTCTCCTCCAGTTGGCTTCGGAGACTGGCAAGCTCGGCATCGGGCTCGAGCCGTGACTTCTCTGCAACGGGCTTAGCCAATTCCTTTCGGTTATCTACCGCCTCTTGTAACGAAGCAATGTCCTTATCCAGCATCTCAAGCCTATTGCTTGCTGCTGTCTTTGCTGTTGTCAGTGCAGACTTCAGTTGTCCTTCTCGAGATTCAGCGGGAACTGGCAACGTCTTCTTGAGCTTGTTGAACTCAGCAATCAGATCACGCTCGATGCTGTCGGGAGTTGCTCGCTCTTGCCCAGTTGCTTTCGGAAGCAAGCCTTGATCTCGAAGACGTGTAGCCACCTCTTCTGGACTGACGCCACTTTTAAGCCATGCATTACTCTGCGAGATAGCCTTCAGTGCATCCTCAATCTTGAGCGACTGGCGAGCTTTTCCGCGAACCGCTCTGATGATCACCTCGACCTGCTCAGGTGGCAGTTCTCGCCATACACCGTAGTCAGAGATAGCCTGCATGGTGTCGTATTTATCAATCCCTGGCACCTCGAGTGACAACTGGTCATGAACCACGTCGACAACATCCATCCAGTTTTCTTTTTCAGCTCCATAACCCAGTTCGATAGCCGACCTCATAAGCTCTTTAGCTCTTGCCGCAATATCTGCCCTTTGTGGATTTGCTCCAATCGGAGAAGTTACCTTATCCTTCTTGTTGCTGTCTTCCCATGCGTCTCTGATCACCTGCATTTGCTCAGGCGTGACATCTGGCATGTTTGCGTTAACTTGAGACTCGAGTTCTAGCATCGAGCTAACTCCCGCCTCTCGCAAGGTCGCGACTAGGCTAGCAGCTGCTGACTTGATGTCAGGCTCTTGGCGCCCGGGGGAGTAGCGAATGTCTGGATTGCTTGGGTCGAACGTGCCGCGATTGCCGGTGGCGGACTTGATTTGTGTGGGCTCAAACACTGCGTAAGTCGTAATGTCATTAAGTGCATCTTTCCAGATAATACCATCGTATCCGTCAGCGGCAGACTGACCGATTAACTCGTTCTCTTGATCAACTTCACCCAAGACGCTTTTTTTATCTTGAGCATTCAGTATCAACGGGTTCTTCAATGAAAGATACACTGGGTAAACAGCGTTCTGTTTACCTCTAGAATGCTTTGCTTCATCAGGGTCACTAGAGAAAAACGCAGCATTCGACTCCCCCCATCCCCACGTTTTGAAATTATTGATATTTGCATTTGGACTGCCGTGGTAAACCACTAGCGGATCCCCGTCATCTCCAACTACCTTGCTGTCGCCAAACCACTTCTTGAAAGCAGATGTTTCGGTCTGCCGACCAACAGCAGCGCGATCGAAAGTACTTGCTTGCTGTGAGTCCTCCCACACATTGATGGCGTACTCAAGCGGATCCAACAATGCCTTGGATGTCTCCAGCAGGTTTTTGACATCGGACCCCATGTCTGGATTGTTGGCGACATACTTAGGCAGATATTTTGCAAACGCTTTAGCGAGCGACTTGTAGTCTGCTGGATCGCTAAAGGCGTCTCGATTGAAACCAACCCCAGATTCTTTGGAGATTTGCTCGAGCATCATGCTGGTGGACTTAGTTCGGTCTTCGAAAAGAACACGCACTCCGTCACCCCAGTTTATTTCTTGCAAGCCACTCTGAGTTGCCCACGTATCGAGCATCTTCATTAGCTTGCTACCTGGGCTGAACGGATTTTCGTCTCCAAAAGCAGACCCAAGAACTTCCATATCTTTGTCGCTGATGTTTGAGTCTGGAAGCCCTTTCATCATCAGCGGCATGTACGCTCGCAACCACTCGTTTCTAGACACAGACGAAGGATTTGGAAGATCTTCCGATCCGAAACCAAAGCCGTATATGCCTTCCATCGGGTCTTGTCGACCAACAGCTGCGCGATCGGAACCCTTACCGCCCCATGCATTCTGAAATGCCGCGAACCCATCAGCCACCTTCTTCAACAACGTAGCTCGCTTCGTCCCGATCTTTTCTTGAGGTGGATTTTGCTTTGGAGGCAAATCCGCTTCAGCTTTCTTCCTGGCAATGGTTTCCTTAGCAAGCTTCTTGGCAAGATCCACCTTGTCCTTTTCTAGCTTCTCGATGCGATTGGCAAGCTCGGAGTACTCCTGCATCTGCGCATCAGTAGGATCGCTACCTACAACGCTAAAATGCTCATTGACGAGTCCAGCCAACGAGTAGTCGCTAAATCGTTCCGCCTTACGACTAACCAAAGCACGACCAGCTTCAGTGCCGCCAATGTTCGCTGCCTTTATCGTTCTCCGCAGCTCATCAAAAACATCCTTGCCAGCTCTTCGTTGGTTATCGAGATACGCAATGTGTTGCCCGATAGCCGCACTTTCTATCTTGCCAAGTTGTTCTGGATCTTTCTCAACCTCTGCTACGAGTTGCAAGCGGTCCTTCGCGGTTGGATATCGGCGACGAGCCTCCTCTTCCCACATCTCAAAAGATTCTCTAGCTGGACGCACTCTTGGCGGCAATCCAGACTCTGCTCGCAACTCGTCCGTCTTGCGATTCTTAATGCTAGTTGTTCTGTCGCCTGCTACTTGCGGCTTGATGACACCCTTCTCTTCCAGCTGCTTGTACAAAGCGGCGAGGATGTCGTCCTTTGGTTTTCGCCTTGGTGAGTAGCGAACGTCAGGCAGCGTCTCGTCAAATCGCTTGCTTAACGGGACGACATTTCCAGAGTCATCGTAAGTTACAGCATCAGATGATTTGATTTGTGATGGGGTAAATGCAACGTAAGCGTCGAAGTCAGACGTTCCGTCAGTATCTTTGATAATTACCCCGTCGTAGCCCATCTTTTGAATTGCCTTGACGAGAGTTCCATCGGGATCCTCTTCCTTGTCAAACAACTCCCACGAAGCGCCCTTGCGATCAAGCCATCTCGAGTTGACACCTTTAGAAACCAACGTGTTAAACTGAGCGTCAGTTATGCCGTTTCTCCAATCCAGCAGCTCACCAAATACACGGAACTTACGTACGCTTCCGCCTTTTCTTCCTCCCTGCTCTCGATATCGAGACGCCGCCTCTTCGTCGGTCGTAAAAAACGCGGCGTTCCTGCTTACCTCGTACGAACCGAATACAGTGCTGTTGAATCCCTTGCTAGGAATTTGAAACTCGTAGAAGTTGGAGTGCGGGCTACCGTGGTACAAAACTGGTGACACTCCACCAGCAAATTCGCCAGCACCTGCAGCCGCTGCATCAACCATACGCTGTGCCTTCGCCATGTCGCCCTGGTCTACTGCGGCAAGATACTTGGCGTCATTATTGCGACCTGAGGAGTAACGATAGTCATCTCGTCGTCCCAGCACAGGATTCTTAGCCAATACCATACCGCCAACTTGCACCACTTCTTCTGCTGATACCACTGGAGTCTGCGTATCTTTATCATAGAAGTAAGTGTGGCGTACTGGATTCATCCCAATTTCAACCCACCGATCCTTGTTAGTCTCTGCAAGCTTGTAGGCTTGCTGCGAAGTCATCGGCACATACTCGCCTCGCATGGTAGCGATTGTGGACTTGGGCTTGCCAGCGGCGATATTTAGAGCGGCGTTTTCAGTGACCCCGAAAGTAACATTTCTCAATACAGATGTCGGAGTATAGGCGACAACTCGACCGGCGCTTCCCTTGTTCAGGTCTGGGCGAGGTTCATGCAAAGAAACCACCCAGACGTTTTCTTCATCGTAGGCAGGAATATCCAGTCGGGTTTCAAGCAATCTTCCTTTGGCGATGTCTTCAGAATTTTGAATTAGATCTCTCTTTAGTCGCTCGCCAGCTTTGCGATCGCCCAATCCGCGAAGCATATCTTTCTTGCTTGCTGGAATCGGCACCTCGTCAAACTTGCGGAGAGGCATTCGCATATCCACGATCCTCTGATACTGATCACGATCGATCAAACCAGCTTTCAGATCCTGTGCGGCTTTCGTGACCTCGGGATCACGCTTTCTCTTTCCTTGACGACCTGGGGAGTAGCGAACACCTTCATCGCCCATCTCCTCCATGTCTGCGGCACGACCCTCAGTCCAGGTCCACTCGGGCATTAGTCCCGTTTTTTGATCAGCGAAGACCGTGTCCAAGACTTTAGCAGTGCGGTTTTTCTCGGCGTAAGGACCGTAGTTAAGCCAAGAGTTTTGTCCGCGAGTTTCGCTGGTGATTGCTCCCACAGCCGGGCCCGTAAATAAACGTACGTGCGCTTGCCACGCATTTTCTTCTCCACGAGCACGGAAGCTAGCGCCCTCTAAGCCGTGCCCGAAAGAATCGTGAACAGCTCGGAATAGATCATTAGCAGTGACTGGACGTTCTACTCCGTTTTGATCATTCCACTTGAGCCCTGTGTCGGCAAGCATCGGATTGTCATCAACAGCGCCCTTCGTGATGCCTTCGGTGCCATAACCGTCATAGGTTCCGTACACCGCCATCGTCTTGTTCTGGCGTAGGTCACGCATGGCAGCCACTGGGTTGCCATCGTACGGATCGGCCGCACCATCATAGAACGTGAAGGTGTATCCAGCCTCAACCAGTGCATCATACTGAGCCTTGGTTTGACGAATTAGATCAGCATACGCTTCTTTGACTGCGGGATCGTCAGGCGCGTGAGGCATGTCCTCATACGCCTGAGCAATGCGCTTAGCTCTCGCCTCATCAACCTGGACGTATTCGGCTTGACGCTTGAGGTCGATCCCATTATCGCGAGCGTACTGCTCCGCAACATCAACTAGCCTTGGGTCTGGCCCCGTCGCCCCTTGCTTAATTGGAGCACCTTCAAGCGGCGAATAGCGCCCGCCCGAAGATCGTCCTCTTCCGTCACGATCTCCCGTTGATTCGGATCGTCGTCCAACTGCTGCTCGCTCTGATCCTGCGGCAGACCCGACAGGATCTCGTCCATTTCTCTTGCCTCTTTTTCGGACACCTTCCTCCCGAACGCCCTCTCCAGGCTCGCTGTAAACAGGTCTTGCCCAGGTTGGGTCGTTGATGCCGCCAGCTGCTTCGAAGACTCGTCTTCTTGTTTCGTCAATTGTGAATTCGCCATTTTGATACCCCTTCCAAATGCCGTCGATCTTCGCGACGTTCTTTTTGTCGCTCTTGAAAACATCTGTAAATAGCCCACGAACCGGATCCCAGGTCGCACTCTGAACTTGCCTAGGCAGCAAACTATTTTCTTTTGCAGATAAATTATAAGCTTCAGCGAATGCATAGTATAGACCCTTAATTCCAAAGGGCCCAGAATTAGCAACTCCACCTGATCCAAAATTCTGGCTTACCTGGGGAGATGCCCCCGACAGAGGCATCAGAAGAGCTGCCGCGATCGCATGAGTGTCCATCGTCACGTCGCCATCAACGCTCATTGGATCGATGATATTGTTATAGAAGTTCCTGATTTTGTGCATCACTCCAAGGCTTCTTGTGATGTTTTCTGGACTTCCATCATTTCGAATCGAAACAGCTTTTCCTATCTCGCTAAAGGAACCCCAAGCCACTCTGGATTTTGACCCGTCCGCATTCCTGGCCACATCGATAACGCTTCCATCAGGAGCAATGACGTTATAGTCCTTGGTAGTGTTGATTTCATGGTAAAGCCTTACCATGTATGGCTGTACGTCCTGTGGCACGTCACTAAGTTTACTTCCGATATAACCTTCAAGCATTGATATTACTTTATCAGCCTTGATAATTGCTTTCGAAAGATCACTCTTGGAGGTGTCAAGTGCTGTTTTGTTTTTCTTTGTTCTTGACTTCTTATACGCTTTCTCCTCCTTCCTTACTTTGGCTTCAACTATATTGATGCCAGCTACACGCACTACTTCTTTCTGATAGTTGACCATGTCTTGAGTCATAGAAGGATTGACTTCAAAAGCATCCAGCAACAGCTCAGAGATTCGTACATTTTGATACCAATCTTTTTGCGGAGACATGGCAGCTATAATTCCAGCTGCTTGCTCTGGCGAAACCTTAAACCGACCGGCTAGCTCATTGGCTATTGCGTTTGCTCCGTCATACCAAAGAGTCGATAGGTTTTTTAACTCGGGCTTATACTCGGAAAGAATGTAATTTAAGTTGTCAGCAGACTCTCTAACAAACACATCGTATACTTCTTGAGCCTGCTCTACGCTGATTACTTTTTTAAACGCCTTCTTTCCAGCAACTATTGGATATGCAGCAATGATATTGGAGTTTTTAATGAATACCTGAGGAGCTTTTTTCTTAACGTACTCCAACGACAGATCTTCTGTTTCTTCAAAAACATCCTTGCCTTTTACCTTCTTTGCAGAAAGCCCCTTCGAGACACGCTTTCCAGGCCTATCTTTCGCTCTAACCTCCTCAATCTTGATGTTATCAGGAGAAAACTCGCTCCTGCCCACCGATGCACGCTGCCCTTGATCACTTCTTGGTGCGATATTGTTTTCCTTCATCGCAGACTCAATAGCCAATCGCACTTGACCAGCCAGCGTATCGGGCTCAGCAAATCGCAATGCCTTACGTACCCAGCGTCCGATCTTCGCCAACAAGGTAGGCTTGTCGCGTCCGAGTTCGTCCCAGAAATTAAAGTCTCCAGCCTTTTCTTCTAAATACCTTGAGAGACCTTCTTCGTTTCTCAAATCCTCGTCGCTAAGCACCTTAATAGTGTAATCAGCAGCGAACCTTGTGCCGTCGCTGATTGTAACACCAGCAGCTTGTGCTGCCTCTATAGCGGACCTCACATGATCTGCCGCAAAAAGCCTGCCCTTGATATCGGCTTTCTTTCCTGACTTCTTAGCATCTTCCAAAAGCCTGTTTTTTAGCGAGCTAAGCAAATCCGAAACGTAATCTTTCTCTGCTTTTTCCAGCAATTCCTTTTCATTTGGATTCTTACTAATCCAGTCATGAAGACCATTCCATGCTTTTGGGTCAATTCTCTTTATCGCATGAAACATTTCATGCAAGAACAGACCCCACGTCATCGACTCTGATGGTCGGCTTTGCTCTTCCCACAAGGAATCCCAGTATTCCGTGTAAGACCGATCGAGCCAAATAGTCATAGACCTCGGATTGAACGTCCCTGGGGTTTTGAAGTTACCCCCTTCAATCAACCGCAAAGTAACTCCCATTTTCTCAAGAATGCTTTTCTGCTTCTCCTCAGCCGCTGTTAGCTCGCTCGGCAACAACTCTCTGGTTGTACCATCTGAAGATCTCATCTTCACTGGTATAGGCTCTTTGCCTTTTGCAGTGTCTTTAGCCGGAACAGGCTTTTCTTTGCGAGGCTTTGAAGGCTTTTCTTTTTGCAGAATGCTATTTAGCGAATCAACTACACTGGGATTTTCCAAAATCGCATCAATAGCATCCTTGCGATTAGCCGCTTTTACTCCCAGGCTTTTCGCAAGCGATTTGAGTTGTCTATCACTGCGACCTTCCAAGTAACCCCTCGGAGTCACTTGTTTTGCTGGCGACTTAGGTGTCTTGGCACTTGCTTTACCCGCTTCTACCTTCGATGGTTCCGACTTGGGCTTTGCCGTCGATGGCTCTTCAACAGCTGAAGACACTTCTTGCGAAATTGGCGCCTCTACAGGAGGTTCCTGGCGAACAACGTCGACTGTATTTTTTACTTGTACTTCCGCTTGTGCTGAAGGCTCTTGGCTCTCTCGCTTCGATCGTACTTGCTCTTGCCCAGACCCACGTAGATCTGCGCCGCCTTCTTCTTGTCGTACTTCCTCTTGAGGGCTTCGTATTGTGCTGGCATTTAATTCCTTTCTTATGGGTGGTTGTTGTGTGGTTTCAGGATTAAAAGAGTCTTGCAATACTTCTTGCGGAGCAGCTATTGCAGGTTGAGCCGCAGGAGCTGGCAATGAAGTCCACTTAATGCTATTAGCCTTAAGGGCAGCGTTGTTGGACGTAGATTGAACCGTCCCCATTCGCCTACCGGTGGTGATATCCAAAATGTCGCCATTAGACTGGACCTTAAACTTAGCCGTCGGATAGGACGACCACGTAAATTCCGCCCCTGCCTTGGCATTCTTGGCAAACTCTTGACGAACGCCAATAAGTTTCCTATCTATAGGATTTCCAAACTGATCTTGTGTAGCAACGACAACTTCCGCTGGATCAACTGGCTGTCGAGTCTTTGCCTTTTCGTACTTTGTCTTCGCTTTTGGATCAACGCGATACAGCTTCCCGTCGCTGCCTTGCTGAACAGTCCAGCTTGCAAACTTACTTGGAGGCGTGACATCCGTCTGCGGAGCAGCAACACCCTTTTCTGCAACTGGCGACGGAACTGGCTGTTGATCAGGCGACTTCATGCCTGCTGACGTTGTGTCAGAAGGAGTTGCGACTGTCGCTTTTTTCGTTACGGAAAACTCAATGTTGTCAACGCCATCGCTTCTGGACTTTTTGACTGGGCCAGCTTCATAGCCTCGCTGATTCAGTTCATCTGCTATTGCTGCGAGTTGCAATTCTGAGGAACCATCCTTCTTATCGAAGGCAATTACTCGCCCTTGCTGAATACCGTAGTCTGCCGCGCTGCCAACGAATTGCTTCTGGCTAGCCTTGTAGTTTTCGGAAACTGGACCTTCTTTTCCAGTAGCCTTCCATGCTGCATCGGTGTATGCATCAAAGTTTGCAGACTGTAGCTCTGGCTGATCCACCTGCTGTTGCGGCAATGGCGCAGGAGACGGAGTTGCTGTCTTTTCGTACCGACCAAACTCCTTTTGAGCCTTATCAATACTTGGATATCTCGTCATCGAAACGACTTGACCAGAATCCATATCCGTTGATCGAATAATGCCGCCGCCTGCGTCCTCGGCCTCAAACAGCTCATACCGGACATTATCTTCGTCCGTGACCGACTTCGCACGAACAACCGGAGTATCCATGATCTTTGTGCGTTCACCGATAGCGTCCACTGACCCTGTGTCAGCAACACCTGCGACCGGAGGCTCACCTACAGGAGCAGGAGCTTCTTCAGCAACAGGAATTGCCGGAACGGATCCTTGCTGCTGCGGCGGCAATGGTGAAGGTACTTTTCCCTGTTGCTGTGACGGCATCGGAGGCGGAACGACATCACCCTGCTGTTGTGGAGGAACAGGTGGAGAAACTTCACCCTGTTGCTGCGTCGGAAGCGGTGGAGGAATACCGGCAACTTCTTGCTGTCCTTTAGCAACAACTTCAGCAGGCAACCCTGTCTGCTCGGCTCCTATCTGCGCAGACTCTGCGGCTGCGTTACTCTCATTAGAGGTAGCGACTAATTCACGCGACTTAAGGTCTTCAATTTCTGCATCAAAACTAGCCGCCATTTCCTTGCGAGTCCCGACCTCGATACCAGCCTTCTTCGCGTCCTCCTTAGAGACAAAACCCTTGGATCGCAATTGCTCCAGCTGTTCTCGCCTCGCTCTGATAGCCGCAGATGTAGCACCTGCAATACCAGGAGCACCAAGCATAAACACCAGCGGCAGCACGGAGTCACTTGCCTGCTGCCACCCCTTGCTGAAAGCCTCTCCTATCGACTTCTTCTTGGCATCTTTATCGAGGTATTGAGCCACATGCTCGCCAACACCACTCGCGACCCCCTGAAGACCTTCTTCGGTTATCTCCCCTGGCAGGTTTTTTGCAGCCTGCCATAGATACTGGCGAGCGGCTTTGATAGCACCCTGCTTAAATGAAACATTGCCAACCTTCCACGGATTCGGGACTATACTCTCGATCAATCCCACAGCGGCAGCGGTTGTACCAGCAAGAGCACGCAGCACTACCCCATCTTTCATACCAAGCTCTTTTAGCGAGTCAACCTCCTGAACATACTGAGGAGCCCATGAAGCAGCCGTAACACCAGCAGCACTCCCAATTCCCTCAAACACCCCCTTAGTAGTCACGCCCTTGAGACCAACAGCAGTCGGAACTTTCCCAACTGCGCCTGCGGCCTGGAAGGCTGTCTTAGCTCCAGGGACGCCAGCAGCAGCCGCTCTTCCAATCGCTGTACCAGCAACCTTGCCAACCGCTCCTCCAAGAACACCGCCCTGCCCCATCATTACCATACCAGGAGTCATCTCAGCAGCTTGCAATGCTCCCTGCTGATACCAAGGATCGTCTGGACGTGCAGGAGCGAACTCTTGAGATGCTGAATTTAACTTGCGAAGGTAATCGATTTCTTCCTGTGTTCCACCCAGCCCAGTAAGTTCCATGATAGGCTGCGCAACGCCAGATACACCACGATTAACGGCATCAATGGTTCGCGAAGCCATTCCACCTCGATCATCACCAAACTGCTGTGCTATCCCAGGGGCTAGCCTCAATGCTTCTTCTCGCTGCTTAGGAGTCAGCTTGCGATAGGCTTCAAGTTGGTCGCTTCTGTTACCAGTACCTAGCAACATTCTAGTTGTCGCAACGTAAGTATCTGGATCGGTAAGCGAGGCTTTTTCGGCATAGGCTCGTTGGTTACGTCGCGCAACTACCGCATCATTTGCTTCCGATTCCGCAAACATTTTTGCAAAGTCAGAATTGAAGCCAAATTCTTTCTTGCGACCGTCAACAAGTGCTTGCTCTCTGCCATCTAACGTAGTCGCTGTTTCCTTGGCAGGTTCCGCTGGCTCGCCACTAGCACTGGCTTCAGCACTCTTCATCATTTCTAAAAAATCACTCATACTAAAAACCTTTAATATCTTGGACCGCTAGCGTATTCACCAGTAGGATCTTTTGGTCGAGCAACATTGATAGCAGGTCTGGATTTTCGAACTATGTCGAGATAAGACACACCTCGCGACCGCAACAATGCAACCGCAGCTTGTTTTTCCTCAGTCGTAGAATCTGGGTTTAATCCAGTCATAATTGCATTCGCAACGTCAGTTGGTTGCCCTTTATTCAAGAAATTCATTATGCCAGAAAACTCATTTTTCTGATCTGGAGTTTTAGCATTGCCAATCATCGTGTCAAAGAACTTTTTAATATTCTCAGGAGAGTACGTTGGAGCCTGAGAATTGACTGCCCCTGGGCTTCCTACAGCAGGAGCAGGCTCATTTACCATCGCTCCAGGCTGTGGAGCCTGCCCAGCAATAGCAGGCTCTTTTAAAAACCTAGGATCTATGTCTCCCCATGTTGGCTTGTAAATGCCTTGCCCGCCTACAGGCTGACCCTGACCACCGGTCGCAACTCCTGGCTTAGGTTTTGGCTCATATCCAGGCAAATATCCACCAGGGGGCTGAGCTACACCGCCAGACGGCGAAGGTGACGGAGCAGGAGCGGCAGCAGGAGGCTGCTGTTGTTGAGATGGAGGCATAGCCACTCCTTCAACAGGAGCGGTCGCTGAAGGTTCTTGCGGCAAGTAAGGAGGTAAGACCACGCCCCCAGACGGCGAGGCAGGCTGACCGCCTTGAGCATTGCTAGGCGATGCAGGACTAGGTGGACCCATCGGACCATCATTCCGTGGTATCGACCCTCGAGTTCTCTGGTACTCATCAGTATCCCAAAGTTCCCTTGCCTTTGCCCAAACCTGATCCCGACTAGGCTTTTTAGTGGGGTCTTCAGGATCCACTAGCATCTTTTCAGCTTGATCCAAATACCTATCTCTGTTTTTAGTATCCTGCAAACCAACGCTAGAATCTATCGGACCTTGCTGCTGCTCTGCCGCTGGCTTAATTTGTTCCCATTTGTCCTTTCCAGACTGGATCCACTCTCTGCCACTGTCATCTACGTATGTCACTGGTTGCGGCGCGGGCTTAGGTGGCGGATCTCTTCTAAGCGCAGTGAGTTTAGCTCTGTCAGCCATAACTTTTTCGAGTGCTGCTTTTCTTTGTGTTGCGTCTAAGTTTGGATTAGTCATCGCCCTTGACTCGTCCAAGATGTTTTGCTGCAAAGCTCTGGCTGTGACTTGGTCGTACTCGCCATTCTCAATTGCCTGCATAATGAATCCGTGCTCTTGCTGCTGCGCCCTATCCATCATGGCTTGATTGCGTCTTGCCT